GAACGAAGTATCCATTAAAGAATTTAATTCCGAGGCCGAAGCCAATGATTTTTGCTGTTATCTGGAATCAATGGCCGATAGCTACAAAGAAAAACAAGTAAAAGATTAGCCCACTTCGAACACCTTCCGAGGTGTTCGCTAGTAGGCTAAGCATTCTGCTTAGACTGCTCGTAACTTTAACTTTGGTGAGAGTTATATGCACAAGGTTATTATCATAGGTCTACTCTGCTCCGGATGCGGAGCAATCATCACACCGAACCCAATGCAGAAAGGACACATTGCCGTAATCGCTGATGCTGAGGGCATGCGCGCCTTTGGCGACACAATAACGGGCCTAGTAGCCGAGGGCAAAACCCCCGGTGAAATGAAAAGCAGTTACTTCCAGCACCGTGACTTGCGCGAAGTTGAAGAAACCAAGCGCGCCGCACAACCAGGAATTCTCAGTAACCTATTTAAATCCGAGGAGGGCGTAAAATGAAAGAAGCCGGATTCATTACATACGTACTCTATGGAACGTCGTTTGTAGGTCTACTATACCTTATATCCCAGGTAAGGGGCTTGATCTGGTAAAATATCATGACAGGTCTTTAATTATGCGATAGACTGGTCTTGCGGGACAAGCCGCTTATATGCTTCACACTGAACATTAAGCGCCTTGTCCCGCTTTTTATTGAGAGGCCTATATGCGAACCACAATTAACAACATCTGTGCTGGAAGCATCCTAATCGCTCTGCTCTGCCTGCCACCGAACATGGCTCGAATACACTATAACCTATGGGATCCCAAGCTACCCAATCGCAATCCCAAGCCGACCCTATCTGAAATAATTCAAACACGAGCCGCTGAACATAATTTAAATCCGAGGCTAATCCACCGTGTAATCTCCGTCGAATCCTCCGGAAACCCGTCCGCCCTCTTGTTCTACCCCCGCCTGCACAAAGCGGGCCGCTCGAAACTGCTCGCCTCCAGCATCGGATTAATGCAAGTGCTCGGGCTCACCGCGCTTGAGTCCTGCCGTGTACAGCCTGCTGCCCTATTTAATTCCAAGGTCAACGTCACCTGCGGCATCAAAATACTGGCCGACTGCATAAAACAAGCCGGCTCAATTAACCGCGGTCTTGTTTGTTATAATGGGGGGCCTGGATGCCTCAAGCATCGCTGCCCAGAGGCAGAACAGTATGCTTCGCGAGTTTGACGGCATACGCAATCGCATCCGTTTTCGTGTCAAAATGTTTAGCATACCAGGGAAGAAACCCGTAACTACTGGTATGCTCCTTATTTTCTTCATCATATTCCACTTTTCGCACATGAATCTCAACGATATATAGCGTTTTCATATAGTTATACCTTTAATAGATGAGTAAAATACTCCGGTGACACCAAGGTGACCCCAAGGTGACACCACTTTTTTCGCCGATTCGGCTGTAACCTCAGAGAGTTAGTCGATGTCGGGTGACACCAGTGACACCATTCCCCTACTTCAGGCACCTTTTATCATATTCTCTTGTCCTCCAGAAGTGGGGAAATGGTGTCACTGGTGTCACCTTTGTGCTGGAAGCCGCATTTTTGGCTGAAAATTTGGGTGACACCACCCCTAAAAATGGTGTCACCGTGGTGTCACTGGTGTCACCTTTTCGGCTTCTTGTGCGCTTATATTGCAACTGAGTTCGTCCCTATTTTTCTGCAAACATGCTAATTTTGCTGAAATCACTGGGATCGTAGATCTGTAACTCATTACAAAGACTTGGATACTCTTGCACACAATCCACTAAATAATCATAGTTTTTTAGGATCTCTTCTCGATCCAGCTGAACTCCAGACCACCCGCGCACCTGCACAGTACTCTTACCAGGGGTCTTTCTGCGGGTGTATCGTACACTCCTCCAACTACTCATTTCAGCTTTAATATCTCGCTCTAATGTTCCGGCAGGTCGGTTAATACCTCTGTCGGAGCACGCCAGCTTTATCAAATCGCTCTGAGCCATGCTGGATACAAAACCATCATTATCCAGTAGCTGAAATTTACGCAGTGTGCTTCCGAGTAAATCCATTTCATTTTCTACCGCCTCACGGCCGATCTCTAAAGCTCTTGAACCTTCAAGCTCAAATGGCTTAGCCAAACTATACGCCGCTTGCCAGGCCAGCGCAGCTGCGGTGGCAAGCCAATTCATCTCTCCAGACTCAAAAACCATTCGGCATGGCGGAAGTTCTGTTGGCTTGTCTCTGAAACTATGCTCACATCCAAGCGTTATCATTCTACCGCGGATAGCGCCGCCCGTATCTTGGTAAACCGGCGCCACATTACTCTGCAGGGTCAACTTCGCTGTTGGAATCGCGTCGAATGGATGTCCCCATTTACGCTCAATTTGCACCGGTTCGCCGCCGGTGTGTTTCTTTATCCGGTCAAATCGGCCGGCATGGTCAACTACTGTGCCTTCCGCTTCGTCCACAAAAGCGGCCAGCTTCCAGTACATCTCTGCTTCCTGAAAGCGGCCGGCTCCGGCGCCGCTGCCGCCGAATGCTCCATAATTCTGATGCGACACATGGTGCATCCCCAGCAGTCCGCCGAGAATTGAGCATAACGATCCTTTGCCGCTTCCTGTCGGCCCCCATAGAAACATGAACTTTTGCCTGTCGAACGCTGTTGTCATGCAATATCCAAACCAGCGAAGCAGCAGTTCTTTGGTGGCCGTATCGCCTGGAAACCAATCCTCCAGGAAACGCCAGAATACAGGGCATTTTGCGCGTACCAAATCGGTAATACCTGCCCCATTTATATGCCCACCCCACTGCGGCTCAAAACGCGCGTCGATAGCATGGCTATAGCGCTTAGGCGCAAGTGAATCTGAAATCCATGCGCCCGATTTCAGATTCAGCACGCCGTTCTGGGCTGCTATTATATCGCTGGCCTGTAATTCAACGGATCCGCTGGTTAAAAACACACCCCACATAGCTTCTGCGGCTGAGCCGAGCGCTGAATATCTCGGTGGTATCCTTACTCGCTTTTTATATTTTCCGGAATCCACCGCGCGCATAACGATACTGGAGCATACCCTGGTAAACACACTACGCAACTGTTCCTTTGTAAGCTCTCTAGACCTCCAAACAGAAGTCCCCCAGACGTTCTTACCCTGCACGAAAATAGCTGGCGGCGCTGTGTTAACACCTAGACTTGGGGCGCCCATGCGCCCAACCTCGGTCCACTGCTCTTTGAACCACTCGTTTATTCCGCCATAGTTTCCACTATTCAACGATTGCACAATCTTGATAATAGTTTCTTTCGGATCTCCGCTCCAAACCAAATCCACAAGCGCGGTACTAGCATCAAGTATGTCCATAGGAATATTCGCCGATTTGCGCGCAGCCTTTTTTCGTTTTTTAATCTGAGCTGGCTTATCGCTTTCCGGCAGGAGTACACTTAACTCTTTTTGCTTCTTCTCCCTGTTCGGCGCCGCGTGATTCCAGGCACTGCGGGCAGCACTAATAACCTCACTTTCCGGCAGCGGCGCGCTGTAGCGCTGATTGATTTCAAGCCCGCGCGCTAGTGCTTCCTCATCGGAAGCAAGCAATCCAGAATAAACCTCATTGTTTAAGCATTCGTACAAATCACAGTTTCGACTGCCCTCAGCTAAGGCAGCACCGCCGTTACCACCGGCACCAAAAACCGCCGCCGAACCCCCAAGACCAGCGCCCAGCAGCCTCTCTTGCCTTATCCTAGCCTCTTCCCTTCGTCGCTGTGCCCCGCGCTCAGCTGCATCCAGTATCCAGGGCCACTCAGCCCTAATGCCGGCGTCTGTGCGCATCCTTGGAGCTTCCAGCCTTACAATCTCCGGCATAAACACCGTTCCATCTTTTAGTCTACGTCCACAGCCTGGCACCCTTATCGTATGGGCCAGCTGGTTCATATTGAGATCCCCCTGTAGCTGCTCAGCAAGGCCCATCTGGTATAGTTTCCAGGCTTCAAGTTTAATCATTGGAGCTATCCGCCAGTATAAATGATACTTTCCTGGGCTTGACTGAACCACCATGTCCGGCTTATACTTATCCGCCGTCTCTCTGATTTCCTCTGCGGAAACCACCCTATCCAAATCAACGCAAAGACAGCGTACCCCGCGGATATTCTCGGTGCGCCGTTTATCCAAATCCGTGACGTTTAGGCATGCGTGAAGCGACCAGCCGTCCGGCGCCGAAGCGGGGGCCGCCGCTAAACGCTGCGGAAGTGCGCTGACCGTACAGCTGAAACATCCAAAGCCCGGCACCGGCCTGGCTTCGCCTTCATTTTTAAGCCACCAGGTCCAGATTTCCTCAGCTGACGCGCCCGGACCGGCCGAAGCAGATAGGCACTTGCAGTATTCGCTGACGGTGTTAAAATCAAGTTGCATGGTTAATCTCCATTGTGATTAAAGTGGTGTAGCGCATGTATGCGGGTGCCGTGCACGAGACAACACGATAACGCCCAATTACATGCGCTTCTTTTCTGTTGCTTTGTGAATTATTCATCGTTGTGAGGATCAAACCGACATCGACGAACCTGCAGGATACCTCATCTTTGAGGTGCAGCATAGAGGTAATCATCGCGGTTCTTGTTATTTTTTTGTTCGTGACCGCCATCGCGGCAATCGCATTCTTTGCATCCGGATGTGGAGAAGAATCCAAAACACCACCCGTTGTATTAGACGAGCTTAGTGCCCCCGCCGGTAGACATGTTGGTATGGGTTACTACGGAATGATGCACCCTGATTGGCCGTGCGCGAAATCGTTGCAGATCATGAAACATCAAAAGCGGCCATCCGTATCGGTTGTATGGAACATATTCGGCCGCGACCTGCGGTGTATTAAACAATTCATCGCGGACCCGCGGCATAAAGTTGTAGAAATCCAGTTAGTAAATGCCTGCTGTCAACGAAATGGTAACTGTCAAAGTTATGACCTATTACAAGGTATCTCAGTTAGTCAGGAGCATAACTTAATTAGTTCTAACAATAACAAGTTTAGAAAGGCATTACTGACACATATTAAGCCGATAATACAGCTTATACTCGATTCAGCTAATACCAACACACGGTTCATAATCAGTCCTGAACTTGAATCTAATCTACCCTGCAGTGACGGCGAAACACTGATTAACTGGCTTAAACCGGCCTTTCTGCCCACTACACAGTTTGCCTGGTCAGCCATCCGAGGTTGTCGTCCGCCGAGTGCTGATTTTAGAGCATACCATGGTTATATACCTTACGCGCTGCAAGTGCCGTGTACCGCAAATCTTGACGGAAACGACATTGCGCTTCCGGTGGCCGGCCGACATACATCCACGTTGTTTCCACATATTGAATATAATCAACTAGATAATTATATTAACAACACGGCTAACTGCGCACTGAGTCATCTGTGGACTTATGAGATGAACGGCGGGCTATACAACTACTCAAACCCCGACCGACGCGCGCGGACTAACTGGCCGTCAGATGCGGTATTCGATGTGCTGCAGCCGTGCTTGAAATAGTACTAAATAATATCAAATAACATCAAAATACGTATTGACTCATTTTGCATATAGATGCATATAATGCAGGATGAAATACACACTAATCATATTAATCATTCTCGCCTCTACACTACTGTTTGCACCTAAAGCTTATTGCTGGAACTGTGTTCCGCGCAAATGTTACAATGACTTCGCATGCGGACTCTCATGCTGGTGTTACATCGGCGACTACGAACTCACGGGGGTCTGCGTTGCAGAGTAGCGGCGATCTGCCCACACTCATGCCGTTTCAGAAGACGGCCGTTGCGCGCATTATGCATATGCTGCAGTCAAATCCAGCACGCGCCTGCTATAACGCGTGTGAGCAGGGGCTCGGAAAATCTATCATGAGTATCGCCGTCGCAAACGAACTCCGCGCGCAAAGCATCCTCGTTGTAGGTCCATCGGTAATGCGGATGACGTGGGAAGACGAAGTATATAAGTGGTCGCAGCTGACTTCCACATGCTTCGTGCAGCTCACTGCACAACGTATTGAACAAGTAAACTTAACAGCGGGCGGATGGGTAATCACGTCATATGCCCTGGCGTCTGAACTCAAAGTACTCAACGCGCTGTGCAGCCGGCAATGGGACTTGCTGATACTCGACGAAGCGCATGCGTGCAAGAACAAGCGATCTCGCCGCACACGCGCATGCTTAATCGACCTTTGGAAGCATTCTACCTACCGGTTGCTGCTCTCCGGTACGCCATGCACGACCTCAATCATTGACCTCTATACCGCAGCCCGGAAGTGCGCGCCGGAACATTTTAAAGACTTCGATGCTTTCGCCGACCGCTATACATATAAACGTATTACTCCGTGGGGCTGTAAATACTTTGGACTCAAGAACGGCGAAGAACTCAAAGCAAAAATACGGAAGCACTTCTTTATCAGGTACACTAAAGCTGAAGTTCTGCCGGAGCTTCCGCCTAAGACTTTTCAGCAGATAACACTTCCAGCATCCTTGGCGGTTATACCCAAGACCAAAGACGAAGCCCAGAAGCTCGAAGACGACATAACCGCAATATCTATGGTAATTGCACTTGGTGAAACACCACACATCCCAAAAACTTTAGCCGAACATAGGAGACTTCAAGGTGAAAGAAAGATTCCGGCTGTGGTGGAATTCTGTGAGAACCTCCTTGAGCAAGAAATTCCGATTGTTGTGTTTGGCTGGCATAGAAAGTTTATTGCCGATTTGTGTGAAAGCCTCCAAAAGTACTCACCAGCAATTATTACAGGCGATGTCCCGCCTAAGCAACGTCATGAGGCCGTCGCACGATTCCAAGACGGACAAACTCTACTTTTCTTGGCTAACCTTGCTGCGGGTGGTGTTGGCATTACTCTTACACGCGCAAGCATATGTGTTCTGGGAGAATTGGACTGGGCACCTTCTACGGTGGCACAGTCGACTGACCGACTCCACAGAATAGGGACTAAGAATCCGGTCACAATATACTACTTCGTAGTCAAAGATTCTCTTGACGAAGTAATTGCAAATGTTGTAATTGGTAGAGCGAAAACAATTAGTAAAGTTGTGGATAACTAATGGAACGAAATCTTGCAAAAGAAATGTACCAAGCACACCTGCAAATTATGGCTGATCCCGCATATGTTAACGTGCGAAAGCATGACTGGCTATCCGGCTTTGAATCGGCGATGACAGTCGTTAGAGCATTTGCTGATAGTTGCTCACAAGAAGCTGAGTATGAAACAGGCGAATCTGCATATTGGAATGTTATGGCGTTTTGCCGATGGAATGATATTGTTAACAAAGTTGTGGATAACTAACAAGGAACATACTATGAAAGAAAAAGACATTCAAGAAACCGACTCAGGGCTATATCTTATGGATGGCGACATAGACCCGGATATATACCCAACTCCGGACGCACCGGACGCATTTGTGAACAAACCTGCGTGTGCTATTCGACCTGAGTTCAAATCTAACGCGCCAACGACTGACCAGATTGATCGAATCAACACATTGCGGGCAGCGTATTCAAACTTAAGAGATATACTCGGATACTCCTGCAAGTCCGGAGTATATACGTCACTCGCATGCACAGCGCTTGAAGAGTCTTGTATGTGGGCCACGAAGGGTATTACTTTAGACTAGTTTTAAGTTCTTTTAAAGAAAGGAGAACACACACATGAAAAAAGACACACTCTCGCTGCGCGAAGCGGCGAAACTGATGCAGTTCGCTCCGGCAACTGTGAAGCGTATGATAAAGAAGGGTACACTTAAAGCAACCTCAACCGGCGCCGGCAGAAAGCGCAGGTATATGATTGCGGCCAAAGACATAGGGTTGAAACCTAACAAGCCGTGCAAAGCAGTCAAACCGGTTAAAATTGTTAAAACGTACATTAAACAAGGACTGGACACTGCGGCTGCAGCCTGCCTCAAAGAAGCCGGCGAGTCGGTGCTGGCACAAACCCGGACGCCGGTTGGAACGAAGCTTCAGCACTTTATCTCAGAGCCTTTCGCGCCCGGACAGTATTCGTCTGCTGAGCAGATGCTGCGTCAGGCTTTCTGCGGCTGGGTAATTGAAAAAGTGCTCTCGGCCTGAAAAAACATCTTGACACTTGCTATCAATATGATACAAATACTAAGGACAACATGACGCACACCCTGCAGGACCACTCAAACCGCGAACACTCCGAATTTGGTGGATCGGCTGCTGACCGCGCAATCGCCTGTCCCGGTTCAGTGGCACTCGGACGCCAAGTTCCAAAGGTTCTTGCAGGGCCGGACGCAGAAAGAGGCACAGCTTGTCACGAAGTGCTGGCTGAGCTTCTCTCTGCGTTCCTTTTATTTAAAGAAGACGGCACAGCGTTCGACGAACCCGCGATTCTCAGCAAACTTGCGGCTGATCCGCGGGTCGGCGCTGATAAACTCACCGAATGCGAAGACGCCGTAACCAGCGCTGTCGAAGAAATCTGGGTCAAAGTGCTCGGCCAGTCAATTACAGGTAAGGCATATTTTATTGAGGAGTTGTTTCCGTACAACGAAGGGCTTGATATGTACGGCACGCTGGACTTCGGCGCTGTATATATCGACGACCGCGGACGCCGCGTGCTGGCCGTTGTGGATTTCAAGACCGGCCGCATTCCGGTATCGCCTAAGAAAAATGGCCAGCTCGCATTCTATGCTGCCAGTGTTCGGAAATATCTCAAGGCGAACGGCAAAGACATCGACCTGATACTTGCTGTTATTATTCAACCAAACGACTTTAGCTCTGCGGCCACGTATAAAGAAGCTACCATCACAGCCAAGCAGCTAGACGCCTGGGACAAGCGTATCATGGATGCTGCGCACCAGATATATGTCAAAAAGAAACCAAAGTTCAAGACCGGCGATCATTGCATGTGGTGCTCAGCAAAGCATCTCTGTAAGAAGTTTCAGGCTGATCTCTCAAAGAAGGCATCCCTGCAGCTGGTGGACGTAGCGGCGGACCTGCCGGCGGTTGAAGTGCTGACCGAAGCGCAGCGGCTTGGACTCGCTATGAATCGCGGAAAAATTGAAGCGTTCCTAAAAGCTGTTTATGTGAGTGTTTTGAATGATGCGGTGCGCGGAACTAAGTTTGATGGCGTAAAGGTTGTACTTGGAAATTCTCGGCGTAAATGGAAGGACGAACATGAAATTATATCTCTGGGGCTTATGGGCTTAGGTTTGGGCCTCAATGAAATTTATAGCTCAAAGCTTAGAGGAATCACCGAAATCGAGAAGAAGCTAGGCAAAGGTTCCTGTGATCCCTTTACTGAGAAACCGCCGGGCCGGCCGATGCTGGTGGCTGCGGACGATGTGCGGCCGGCGGTGACTGGCGGGCAGGAACTGCTGGATTTTGATTTAGAGGAATAAATACTTCTAAAACTAAGACTAAGACTAAATAAATGAAAAAGGAAACAATAAAAATGGACTATTCAAAGATCAAGCAAGATAAGACTAAATACAAAAACATCTGGGGCGATTCAATCGGAACTCCGACCGGCTTTGTGGTCTGGCCATACCTGGCTACGCCTAAAGCCGGGACAGACCCGAACACCGGAGAGCCAACTAAGCCGAAGTACGAGATAACGCTGATGCTGCCGAAGAAGAATAAGGATACCAAGAAGTTCTTGGATATACTTACTCCTTACGTAACCGCGCAGCTGGCGTTACTCAAAAAAAATACGGGCAAGCAGGTTTCGTTTGACTGTATCTTCAAAGATGGTGATGACGAAAAACACCTGAAGTACGGCAAGTTCTATGCCGGCAACTGGCTGATTATGGCAAGGCATCCTGAACAACCGTGTGTTGTCAGCACTAAGCGCGAAGGTGAAGGGTGGCAGGAAATCGAACCCGCATTCGTGCAGGGCGGTATGCGCTGCCGGTTGGTAATCAGCCCGATGGTTACCTCACAGGGCGCGCTTAGCTGGCGCCTGACCTGGGTGCAGTTCGTTGAAGACACCGGCGAGCGTTTCGGCGGCGGATTCGATAAGAAAGCCATGGGCGGATTGCTGTCCGGCGATGACTTTGATGCATCTGATGGTGAAGTCAGCGCAGCTGACGCGGTTGAAGACACCGAGGACGCTGAAGAGGACGAAGTGGTCGATGCCGATGCTGAAGAAACAGCGTTGGATAACGACGTTGATGAAGACGCTGCGGATGACTCGGAAGAAGAGGAAGAGGAAGAGGAGGAAGAGGAGGAGGAAGACGGCGACGACGAGCCGTTTGAACAGAAACCTCCGCCGTTGAAGAAACGCGGCCGTCCGGCGGGCGCGGTTAAGATGAATACTCCACTTAGACGCGGTAAAGGCGCACTGATTGATCGGTTGTAACGCACGTGTGTTCGGCGCTGCTACATCAGCGCCGAACCTTTTTCGAGTTCTATATGCCGTTAGGTCTTGATGATAATGTTGCTGGTATTTTTGAGAGTATCAAGCGGCACTCGGCTGAACCTAAAGCGTTAAAAAGGATGCCTTATGAATCCACCGAATTACGGAATCGTCTTAAAGAAAAAACTATCAAGGTCGGGACAGCCGACTGCCCCTTCATTTATGGACCTGCGTACCCGAGGTGTCAGTATAATCGTAAAACTGGATGAGAATTCAGAGTATCCGGACAAGCTAGAGTGGAAGCAGTTCGGCCGTGAAGTAACCTATCAGTCTATTTCGCAATTCACTAATGCGTCGCACGAAGCGCAGTCCAAGCATATTGCGAAGTTGATTGATAAACTTATTACTGAAGGCAAGTGGGTGCATGTCCACTGCCGGCTCGGCCGCGACCGGGCAGGACTTGTTGTCGGAATGTATCGGATTATCTACACAGGCGCCTCGTATAATCAAGTTAAGAAGGACTTCAAGAAGTACGGCGCGCCTTGGGAGAGTTACCAGGAAATGCTTAAGCGAGCGGCGGTGGCGTATGGACCTAAAAAATCAAGGAAAAGATGATTAGAAAACTTGTCATAATTGGATACTCCCTTCTTGCGCTGTACTTTACCAGCTGGTCGATTCTTTGGGCAGCTGACGAGATTGACCGGAGGATTGCAGCCTACATGGCTCCAACGCCGGAGCCGGCTCCGCAGCGAGACGTAATTCGTTCTGCCAGCATGTGGACGCTTGAAGCTGGAGGCGACAGATCCCAAGGGGTATCTGGAGGCGCGAATATCACGATGTCAACGGCAACTAGGGGCGCGAGCATCACGATGTACGGATCGGACTATTTTGATAAGCCGGGGGATATCGAATTTCAAACCGAGCCGTTTAAGACGTTTATGGTACTGAAGCCAGATGGCGTACTGGAGTTCAAGGTGCCGGTCGACGAGGCAGCACGCGAGTTTGCGAAGGTGGTTAAACAGGAGTGGCCTGAATATTGTGGGTGTAAGAAATGACCCAACTAGACCCAGCTGAGGAAAATCACCACGAATGCGATCCGGCTGATTTAGCCGATAGCGAGAGCAAATTCAGCGCCCGCCTTCGAGCACTCGTGCTGCAAGAAAGGCATAAGGAGCTGCGACTTTCAGATTGCGATTTGGAAAAGTTGGAATCTGACGGGCATGTAAAGGAGAAGTTCTAGCTATGTGTTACGAGGAAATACGAAACAGGCAAGTACGGACACGAAAGCCGACCCATTGCTGCTGGTGCGCAGAATCAATAGAGAAAGGCGACTTGGCGCAGTATCGAGTTTACAATAATGAAAGTGGCGTTAGAATTGAGGGTCTAGAGGTTGATGTGGTCACCCACTGGATGGCTCTCCCCCCGCCGCCAACAGAGGGGGTGAATACCTGGATAACGGAGGCGTTTTTGGAGAAGCTGAAGAAGGAAGGGGTGTAGGGTAGGGGAATAAACAGGAAACTTTTGAAAAAAAGCGGCGAATAAACATATTACGCGGCACTTCCACGATGTGGCCCGTGTTACGAGCAGGCAGAAGGGGTAGCAGGACTCTTGTCGCATTAACTGTAAGGGAAGGATCTTTAGAAACAACGGAAGGCTAAAGTGGCGATGACAACAAAAGCGAAGATCGATTCTTCAACGTACGAAGAAAGGCAGACAACTCTATTCCAAATTGAGCCGGTGGCGTTAGTTGTAAATCGGTCAAAAAGCCCAAGGCGAGCTGCTCAGCCTGTTGCCGAAATTCCGCAGGAAATTGGGCGGTATGATCTGAATAGGATCTATCAGGCGGAGTGCGTCGAGGCCATGAAGAAACTACCGGAGGCAAGTGTTGATGTAGCTATTGCCGACCCACCCTACAATGCGAGTAAGGGTAATAATTGGCAGTGGGATAATTCAGTGGTTCTTCCAGGCATGGGAGGGAATTGGTCTAAGGTCATGGCAGATTGGGATGATATGCCACTCGTAGACTATTTCACATTTTGCTTGGCATGGTTGTCGGAATTAAAACGAGTCGTTCGTCCAACCGGATCCTTGTGGATACACGGAACTTACCACAACATCGGTATTATCAATTTTGCTCTACAGATGTTGAAGATTGAGATAATCAATGAAGTAGCTTGGTACAAGCGAAACAGCTTCCCAAACCTGTCCGGTCGTCGCCTGACAGCGAGTCACGAAACTATCTTGTGGGCGCACACTGGTGGCGAGAAGAAGAGGAAATACTATTTTGATTATGAGGCTTCAAAGGCGATGGAATGCCCTGAGGACTTACTAAAGGAAGGTGGAAAGCAATTGCGCACCGTGTGGGATATTCCGAATAATAAGAAGCGCGAAGAACTGGCTTTTGGTAAACACCCAACACAGAAGCCTGTTCGTCTTTTGAAACGTATGCTTGAAATTTCTGCTCGCCCCGGAGATGTTTTGTTAGTCCCATTTGCTGGCTCTGGTGCGGATTGTGTCGCGGCTAAAGAGCTAGGAATAAACTTTCTCGGATTTGAAATAGATGAGTCTTTCGTGTCTATTGCGAATAAGCGCGTTGGTCACAAAGAGGTAAGTATTCCGTTAGAGGCTGTTGGATGACAAATGCTCTTAGCTTTGCCTTTATGGAAGATTCCGACGAACGTTGCCCGCGTTGTGTCGTGCATCCTATTCCTTCACTAATCAAATGGACAGGAAGCAAACGTTCCCAAGCTCTGGCAATTGTGAAGTTAATGCCGCCTTATAAGCATTACATTGAACCTTTTTTGGGTGGCGGTGCATTGCTGTATGCGGCAGCTGTGCCTGGTTCTATAGCTGGTGATATTTACCAGCCGCTTATCGAGCTTTGGAAGTTGATTCAACACTCCCCGGCTGTGGTTATAGAGAATTATCAAAAACAATGGAGTGCGTTGGGCGATGAATTAGACAGCCTGGATCCAAAAAACCTTCCTTTAGGAGAAGTGACTAAATTGCAGCGCATTGAAAAACTAGAGTGGTTGTTGAGAACATTGCACGTAATTGCGAATAGGATGCAATTGCCACAACCGAACGGGGCGTTTTGTAACCCTCGGTCACCAAAAGAATGGGGAAAGTATATGGATGACTTGATTGACAACAGCGGCCTGTTAAGCCGAAACCCCCCGCCGCCAACGGATAAGGGTGAGGGGGGTTGAGATACTTATGCCGCCCGCTGTACGTGAGGCCAACGGCAACCCAGTGCGCCGCATGAGCAACTTCTGGTGCAGTCTCATGGGCAGTACGGCGGGCGGCTTCTTTTACGATTGAGAGGGGAACATGGATTGCGATATATGCGGAAGAAAAGTGGATTGGCATGACTTGAATCAGGCGCAGCAAAAGGGCGACTCACGGGTAATTTGCGCTGAGTGTGAGGCCGCGTTCGTAGAGGACGCAGAGCGTGAGTCGAACTACTGGCAGTGTGAGCGAAAGAGCCGCATCGCCCGCGCCGCGCTGGACAAGACGGACGGGAAGGGTGGGGAGAATGAGTAAACTATCTCTAGTCTTCTGCGTCTTCTTAGCCTGCAATTCGTCTCCACAGCCGGCCTATCCTGATACTACAATACGACTCAAAATATACAATGTAATCGGTACTGATTCACTCACTGAAGCAGAGGTATATCAAGCTGTAGACTGGGCCGAGTCTAAGGTATCTGCGGCCGGATACCATATCCAAGTCATTGCCTACAAGGAGCTGAGCAGCGGCAATGTCGATAGTAGGTTACTATATGACTTACAATATCAGGACGCACGGGTGGTGTTTGCTCAAACGTACTTGAGCGTAACTAGGGATCGTGAGCCCTGGATTGCGCATTACTTCATATGGCCGCCGATTCAGCATGACGGTTTAAAGCTCTTTGGCGGCATGAGCAATGGTGTATGTTCACTAAGCAGTGGAGCCCTAGCCACGGGGCAAGGCGGCGCTTGGAGCAGCCACACCCCGCCGCGGCCGCGGATTGACGCGTCTGGTATGATTATCGCGCATGAGGTAATTCTCGGGCATGGCGCCGGCGGTATGAATCATCACAGCATTGAAGACGGATATTTGCCTAACATTATGGACCAGGCTGCCGGCCGGTTTGTGGATAGTAATCCTGAACTGTCATACCTGCCGGAGAGTATCGCCGAAGCAGACAGCTGCTTAGGTCGTGTGCGAAGTAATTGGATTCGACGCTGCAAATCTGTTAGACAAAAGCGGCACTGTATGAGACGATTTGATAAGAAGTTCATGCGGAGTAGTTCAACTTTACCGGTGTTTGAATAAAATGAGTTCAAGAGTACGCGGTATAAACACAGATAATTTGTATTCGCCGTTAGATTCGCCAGCCAAAATTCGAAATTGGTTCGAGAGCAACGATTGGGACTGGTTTTACTTTGCTGATTCTACTGTTAGTCCGGAAGCCGCAGCACGTAGGAGTATACCATTCTCACTGGAATGTAATGAGAGTTATGCCAGTGGAGCTATAACACCACCTGGTAAAGAAAGTCCCCGCCTAACCCTAATGAAAACCGCTTGGGCAGGAAAACCACTACCATGACCATACTTTTTACTCATAATACGCCCTCCGCATATCCGGACAACTTTCACGTCATTAACGATGTGATGCGTGCTAACCGACTGTTTAGAACTAACCGCGGATGCGAAGTCGGTGTTCGAAATGGGTTTTTTAGTCGGCATCTGATGGAACACAATCAGTGGTTATCCATGTGGTGTGTTGATCCATATACCCCGTATCAGGATGTAATTGACTATCAAGACGAAGAATCTCAAGCCGCGGCACGCGCGAACGCCTTTCTTACGCTTGAGTGTTTTGGTGCACGCACGCATTGGATGTACACAGATTCGGTTGACGCTGCTAGACAAATCCCTAGAAACTGGTTTGATTTCGTTTTTATTGATGCCAATCACGAATATAAATATGTGAAGCAAGACATCGAGGTCTGGGCACCATGTATCAGGCACGGCGGACTGCTTTGCGGCCATGATTGGACGATGGCGGGTGTGAACAAGGCCGTCAAAGAATTCGCCGGAAAAGAAGCATACGAAATAAAATCGGTGCTTGGAACTGCAGACGTATGGTTAATCGAATCGAGATGATCCCCAGTATGTTTATACACGGAGGAAAGGGCACACCAGAGTATGGTGTAGGGAAAGATATGAAACGGCGTTGTTACGCAAAGAATAGACGGCATTATCGTTGGTACGGCGCAAAAGGTATTAGGGTATGTGCGCGCTGGTTACATGATTTTTCGGCTTTTTTGGATGATATGGGCGCTAGGCCGGCAGATTGCACAGATATAGATCGTATAGATTCTAGTGGTAATTATTGTCCAGAGAACTGTCGATGGGTCGATAAAATAACGCAAGCTCAGAATAGATCAAATAATAGACTGATTACGCATAAAGGACAAACGCGCACGATGTCCGCCTGGAGAATATTACTTGGTATGTCCCAGGGAGCGCTACATAACAGATTAGACCGTTCGTGCATGTCTATTGACGAAGCGTTTACTAAACCAGTTCGTATATCTAAAGGAATTTATAAACAATTAAATATAATTGCATGATATATGTATAATATGAAGCTAGGTCGATTACCCTCTCTTATAGATAAGCGCACACTAATACTTTCGAAGTATTTACCGAAAAAAATACCTACCAGTCCTAGAACTGTTCGATGGGATTTAGCCTGTAATGGGGTATTCAGTCTAGGAAAAAATGATGTACTTGGGACCTGCGTTACAGTATCCGCGGCTAATCAGGTCAATGTTGCTAAGTCTAATGAATCATCTGATCTTATACCGGTGCCAGATGCGGAGATCGTCGAGCAAGCGCGTGTATTGGGTGGGCTAGACGGTATGACTATTTTGGAGATGCTAAAATTTTGGCGAAACAACCCTATGTTTGGATCACGTTTAGAGGCATTTGTGCAGATTACATCCGACAAAGATGACCCTGATCTATTAAAATTTATTATTAACGTGTTCGGCGGGGCTATCATCGGAGTATGGATGCCTCGTGCATGGCAGACTCATCCTACATTCTGGGACACTTTGAATGTGAGTCGTAACTGGTTTAATTACCGTCCGGGCTCTTGGGGCGGACACGCTGTCGTCGTTTGTGGTTATGAGCCGAGTAATAAACATGGTACCATTTATAAAGCAATCTCCTGGGCTAAGACTATAGACATTACACAGGATGCAATAAATCAATATGTTGATGAAATCTGGACCAACATTCTCCCTGAATGGTACGCGGCCGATCAGAAAACACCCAGCGGATTTGACTACGCCGGACTGCAATCAGATATAAATTTACTGAAATAACCATGAGCCGAAAGTTTGACATAAAATTTGGTACTGAAACCTTCAAAGCCTGGTACGTGGATAAGACCGCAACTGCAAGACTTGCACTGCAGGCGCTGAAGCCGGACGTGCTGCTCGGTTTGGATTGCGAGACTATGGCGCTCCCGAAGTATCATCACGTATCACAGGCGGCGCTGTCTCCGCATCTGTCCAGCATACGACTAATTCAAATCTTTGATGGTGAACTATCTATCATCATTGATTTGTTGAAATGCAAAGGAGAACTGCTTGAATCAGAAATCAAACATTTGCTCGAAACCAGACGATTCATCGCCCATAACGCGGTGTTTGATTTGGCCTTTCTTAAACGGCAATTTCAGCCAAGAAGCATTGATTGTGGATGTACCTTCATCGCTTTTAAACTCTTGGCGCATGCAGCCCGTCCCACCGATGACGGACTTCGAGCTGGGCTTGATGCAGTTACCAAAGGTCTTTGTGGGGTCGAAGTACTGAAATCGAACCAAGCGTCTGACTGGAGTGTGCCGAAACTCACGTTTGAGCAGATAGAATATTCAGCGTTAGACCCGGTATGTGTACTTAAAATCGCAGAGAAGATGGCACCGGCGCTGGAGAAGTATAAGTTATACGATTTCTATAACTTACTCAAAGCAGCGCAGCACCCGATTGTTGAGATGCATCTAAACGGAATTGGATTTAATTCAAAAGAACATATAGAACTTGTATCCGGCTGGAGGGAGAAACTGTATGCAGCAAAGAAAATCCTCTTGCAACAAACAGGACTCGACGACATCACTGGCCCAAAAGTTGCCAAATGGCTGGAGACAAACCTTGAAAAACGAATCCTCGACGATTGGCCGCGCACCGATAACGGTGCCCTCAAGACAGACGCCATTACGTTCTCTGACTTCGGGGCTGTATCTCCAGCGGTTAAACCATTCGGCGCTTTCCAGAAGTACAAGGTTCTGACTTCAGACTTCGGAGGAAAATTGTTGCAACAACTGAACGAGGAAACCGGCCGGCTGCACCCGCAGTATCATATCTGCGGCACGCGTACCGGCCGGCTGTCTTGCAGCAAACCAAACCTGCAGCAGTCACCGAGAGACAAAGACTTTCGCTCCCAGTTCATTCCGTCTGAAGGCATGGTCTTTGTCGGCGCGGATTACTCTGCAATAGAGATGCGTGTAGCCGCTGAAGTATCTAGAGATCCGGCTATGTTGAAAGCCTTTAAAGATGGCCTTGATTTACATATGATGTTGGGTTCAGAAATAGCTGGCATAGATATAGAAACACTACCTAAAGAAAAATGTGATCGCTACAGACAGATGGGTAAGGTGGGTAACTTTGCTTGTATTTATGGGGCTGGTGCTAAAACACTTGCTTCGCAAGCGCGAAAAGCAATGGACGACACTTCAATTACTGAAACCCAGACAGGAGAGATAAGAGATGCACACCGTAGACGTTGGGCCGGATATCGCGCCTGGCATGTTAAACTATATGAAAAGTGTATGGAAACACTTCGAGTGCGTACCGTCTGCGGGAAACTTCGGCGTCTTGCGCCTGAATACTGTTACGGTGCGGCGCCGAACACGATAGTGCAAGGATCGGCAGCCGGTTGTATGCTGGCGGCAATGGTCGATTTATATAATGAAATACAGAACCATCAATATCCGTACCGAATTATCGCCACAATTCACGACGAATTAATAATCGAAGTGCCGGAATCAATGGCCGACGGCGCTAAACATTTGCTGACGCGTTGTATGGTACGCGGATTCAGGAAGGTATTTCCTGACGGTATTATTAAGAATATCGTCGAAGCTGAGATAGGCAGAAATTGGCAGGAGTTAAAATGAGCATAAGTCAGATATCAACAGCCCGCGCGAAGCGCCAAGCCCGCGCCATGCGTTCAGCGCGCAAAGAAATTCAATCACGAAAGATTCCGGCCGTGAATGCCATGCGCGCCGTAGGCATCAAGCAAGAGCCCGGCAGCGTACTCCTTCAGCTATTCAGTGACATTGAACAGAAAAATTTGCTGGCCATTGTTAAACTCAATACCACTGGTATTAAGGACCTAAACGATAATCTCTGTGCGGCCGCCGGACTGGAAAAGGGGCTTATTTGGGCACCATAGTATGAAATATTTCTCAATCTGCACAATATTCAAACATGAGGAACCGTACATCGCGGATTGGGTCAAGTACCATCTTGGCATCGGCGCCGAACATATCTGGATGTACAATAACGATTCTCCAGATAAGTCGGCAGATATCGCGCGCGATGTCGGTAAACATCAAGTCACAGTGCATCGCTGTCCTGGGCACCCGGTACAGCACATCGCGTATCAGCTTTGTTTACAGACATACCGGTTGAATACACGATGGTTACTCTTCCTTGATATCGATGAGTATCTTATATCTTTTACTCCAATTCATGAGGTTTTAAAAGCCTATGAACAACATCCTGCTCTATGTCCTCATTGGATATTGTTTGGTAGCAACGGTCATCTTAACTATTGTCCTGATCCTGTTCCTTTGCGGTTCACACGTTCTCAATCTGATGTAAATCCTCATGTAAAGAGCATAGTAAATACTACACGAACATTTAACTGGATAACTGCGCACCGGTTCGTACATGATGCGCGTCCAGTAGACGAGAATCATAACCCTATCGAGATGCTGGACTCTACACCGGCCGGCGGCACCGCAGATGTGCTCTACGTTGCGCATTACTTTACTAAGTCGAAAGAAGAGTTCACTGAGCGGCGTTCGAGGCCACGTCCGGATACTGGGGATTACAGGTATAATCTAGAAGAAGCATTCGCAACACATGACAGAAATGATCGGGATAATTTTGATGTCCGAAATATTTGGAAGGAGCTAAAATGAGTTGGTTTTTCACAACAGTAGGCAATGACGCTGACGACCCCGCGACTGCGCATGATACATATATTCCTGAAGTTAATTACTGCGGTGTGGTGTTGTTGTTTATGGGAGGCCGTGTGCGCGCGCCATTAGTGATTAAGGACTGTCCGTTCAACTACTGCGGCTTTAAGCATGATATCTGCTGGGACTTAGTTACTGATAACGATTATGAGGACTGCAATCAACAGTTCAAATCAGACTGTGACAAGGTATCGTCCGACATGGGCAGCATTGGACTTCATCGTTACGGTGATGCTCTGTACCAGATTGTCTGTGCTTGGACAGCTATGCGGATTAACCTCGCTCGGTTCTATCTGAATTGGAAGTAACATGAGTGATCTCGTAACCCTGCTTACACCTACTGGTGGCAGACCTGACGCTTGGAAGCTCTGCGAGCGCTATATGCATCGCCAGACTTACAAAGGCCCGCTGGAGTGGATTGTTGTAGATGATATGCTGCCAATGCAGACGTGTACGCTTGGACAACAACAAGTATGTGGACCTAAACCCTGGCGTGCAGGGATTAATACACAGCGTCCTAACTGCGATTTACTGATACAACTGGCTAAAGGCGAATATATCTTCTGGATCGAAGACGATGATTGGTACACACCAAACTATATTGAGACAATGCTTTATCTATTACAGCGTTACGACGCTGTGGGCGAAGCGAACAACCGATATTTCGCGCTGACGGACAGGAGTTATATTGAGTTCAACAACACGCGCCATGCATCACTTTGCTCTACCGCGTTTAGACGGAAGTTTATCCCTGTTATGGAAGAAGTAATCAACTCAGGCGCCAACCCATTCTTTGATACAGGTTTCTGGTCAAGACTTGTGACTGGGCATGAGAACGCTATGATGATTCTGAATACCCGACTAAACATCGGTATGAAACAGCTTCCCGGCCGTACTGGCATCGGAGCTGGGCATCATAACACTAAAGCTCAGGGTTTCACACGCGACCCTATGTTTGAAATGCTTCGTAACTGGGTCGGCGCTGACGCTGATGACTATATTAAAATTGCCACAGGACAACATATATGAGTTCATTTATACGCCTGTATGAAGAGGCCGTTAAACATGATTCTAGCAAGTTGCCCTGGGATCTGCTGCCGTACGACGCTATTGAAGACATCGTTAAAGTATTGCAGTACGGCGCTAAAAAGTATTCAGCGCATAACTGGTCCGCGGGTTTCGTTTGGAGCCGTTTATTTTCGGCATTAATTAGGCACGCTGTTGCTTTCTGGCGCGGAGAAGACATAGACCCCGAATCAGGATTGCCGCATCTTGCGCATCTTGGTTGCTGCGTGTTGTTCTTGATTGCGCATCAGAAGCGCGGACTAGGCACAGATGACCGTGTTAGTTATGTAAAGGAGCATACAAGTGGGACGTAGACTAGTAAAACCAATTCTTCGCGCGCAGGCGATGGTACTTAGAAAGTTGTGGATTAAGCACGGCGGCCCCTGTATGGTTTCGCGTATGTGCGGTGTCGGAATTCAGGAGCCGAGCAACTGGCGCACACGCGGCCGGGTGCCGCTCAAACTTTGCAGACGTGTGGCCGAAGCTCTTGGAGAGTCCATCTGGGCATTAAACTACGCAGATATGGCGCTTCTGGTCCCGAAGGAGAAGCGTCCTTCGTGGATTTCTGTAGTCGATGCTTGCGGATTTGATAAACAAACTCGCAATGAGATTATTTTTTTAGAGGCACCCTATGAGCGTGACTAAAAATAGTTCTAGATAAATTGTTGTTTTAGGTGTATACTATAAAATGTCATTTGCAACTGCGGAGTGTTTATGAAGATTGAAAATACTGATAAAGAGGTTAGTTCGATTACGATTCCGACGTGTAAATCGGAGAATCCGAACATGATTGAAACCGTAGGCATGCCGGTAAATGCGCCTGCCACGGCTATACAGCCGCAAGGTGTTCCGGCGCCGAAGGCTGGTCCGGCCGTTACTGACATCAAGGAGACTAAGCCGCCAGTCGCCTTACCCGCCTAATTACATACGGAGTATCTATGACAGTTGTACAAGTTGCTACTTCATCGTTTGGACTTAAACGTCAATTAGCTGCAGCGTTGTTGGTTATAATTGTGTTGCTTGGCACTGTGCCTGGAATGCAGGACTGGTCGCAGGCATTGATTCCGCTAGCGGCGCTGCTGGGCGCTGCCGGGATTACACACGCAAGTCTAGCGGGCACCGTAGCTGGTACGCCGCTTGCGGGACTCGCGGCACTGCTTGCGGTACTGTTATTCGCCGCTAAGTGGTATCCACCGATGCAGCCCTATGTGCCGCTGTTAGAGGCACTGGCGGCGTTGTTTGGTTCAGCTGGACTTTCGCTTGCATTACCGACCGTTATTAAAGCACGTTTGGGGGAATGATATATGACACTCGCATTGGACCTTACGCAGCTAGTTCTGCGTGATGAAGCGGAGCAGTATGTAAGCCCTGAGACAACTCTGCTTTGGGCTATGTTCGACCGCGCATTACGGGATTTAGACCTAACGATGCCGGGTAGTGCGCCTAACGCTCGTGGCGCATTAACTTGGCTCCGTGATACAAACAATGACGACTTCAACCGATTGTCATTTGGTTGTGTTATTGAACACTGCCATCCAAGTGCGCGGTTACTCAAACTGACTGCCGAGAAAATTCGCGAAATTGAACAAGCTGTAAAACAATTAGATGACTGAAAGCACATACTATATCGGTATCGATCCCGGAAAGACCGGCGCCTGGGCGGTGCTGGATGATGCAAGCGAGCTGTGCTCTTGGGGTATGCTGGTTGATAAAATTAAGTTCTTTGATGCGCTGCGTGACCTGCGGCATATGTCAGTGCCAATGCTTGCTTGCATTGAATGCTCCAATGCGCGCCCTGGACAAGCTACAAAAGCCACCAAAGCACAAGGCTTTAATGAAGGCCGCGTACAGGGCTGGATCGAGGCGGCCAACATTCCGTTTGAGTCGGTGTCCAGTAATCGATGGCAGAAGGTGGCGCTAGATAAAGCACCGCCGCATAAGTTAAAATCAGCAGATGAATCGCCTAAAGAAACCAGTAAGCGTACAGCGGCTAATCGAGCGGCGCTAAAACTTGCAACCGTTGAGTTTGTAAGCCGCCGATGGCCTGTAACCGCGAAAGACCTGGCGCTAGTAAAGAATCAAGGCATAGCTGATGCCGTGTGTATTGCTCTCTATTGTCTACAGCGGAACAAAAATTAATCCCAAACTGGTGTTGCTACCCACTCTACCGCTACGCTGCCCAGTCCTGAAACACCGGATCTGTTTCTGGTCCAGGTGGAACATATGTCGCCAGCCACGCAGTGAATATTGGATCAGTTTCGATATGTATGGGTGGAGGCTGACAAGATGTCTCTAACCAGGATGTGAACCGCGGTTCGCCAAACATGCTTTTGTTGGATATCAATGCATTTGTAGCACGACATGACAGTTTAAGCAGTGTCTTTCGAAACAGCTGCTCACTGTTGCAAATCTTATCCAATTCTTCTTTGCTTGGAACAGCATCAGTGCTGCGCAGAAAATCAGCCAGTTGATAATACAGCGTCAGCATTGACCGGCGGAACTCATGCGGGTCTTGGTACAGTGTTGGGTCCGTGCTGCATGGTTCCGGCGCCTTGGTCACTCAGTAGCCCCCCGAAGAGACAGCTCACGTGCGGCCTGTGCTTCAGACTTGGCTTTGGCTGTCTGTTGTTTACGCAGTGCTTGCGCAGCGGCTTTCCACCCGGACGAGGGCACATTGACAGGTTCACCGCGCAGAATATCGAGTCCGAGCGTTAACAGCCCGTTTTTTTCTTGCTTCATTTCTTCGCGCGTAGTCTGGTCTACTTCAAAGTGCAGCATCTGATTTAAGTAGGAAAGATTCGTATTTATTTTTTCAAGCTTCTTCCGGGTTTGCGCTTCTTCTGCCGTCTCGCCTGCGCTGTTCTCGCGGGCGTCAAACAGGCCATTAAAGAATAATCTAGAGCTGTTGTCCATAACATTATTTTTAGTTCCCGTGCGCGCCGAGAGCAGAAACCCCCAAATACTCCTGTTCTGGTCTATGTTTTCAGATGCCAGCAACTTATCACCCAGCTGCCAGTACCGCTGCGCTGCGGGGAGCATAGCGCGGAAAACATGATCCCAGCGTATCGGAGATCCGCCAAACATATGGGCCGCTTTCTTAGCAAACGATGTTGTGTACTCAGTTGCCTGTTCTTCCAGTTTCCTATAATTGATGTTCGGAGGTACGATATATCTATCAAATGTACGATCCCAGTTCTCAAGTTGCGCAGCCGTCTCTTTTAGTACTGGACCAGCCAAATCAAGGACAGACCTCACAGGAGATAGTTGTTGGCCGAAATATGCCGCGGCTGTGTCTTTTATCTCAGGGCGAAGATTCGGATCTTTCGACATCCCGTTTCCAATAGCCTGTCCTAGCCCCCAGCCGAAACCAGTCCATTCATCAAGCGCTATAGCAAAAGGTTTAATCGTATTTCCAAACTTACCCGCAAACCAGGCTTGCTTGACCTTAGCATCAATCGGGGTTTCTTTGTACCACTGCTCCTCACTGTGTGCGATTGCGTGATAAATACCCAGCGCGAGCCCGCTGGCGACCAAAGTCGCCATCTTCTTTGGATTGCGTTTAATATCTGACGGTATACGCTCAAGGCCCGCGATACCAGCAGTAAAGAACGGAACTCCCATATTAACTACGCGCGTCCAGGAACCTTGCCGGCCGAAGTTTGTAGTACCGCGCTGAAACGCCGCAGCTACTTCCACCGCTTCCAGGGGACTAAGCGGGTCGTTTGGGCCTTTCTTCATGTCTTCCATTACCATGCGCGCAACCGCCGTGCGTGTAGAGAGTTCTGAAGCCGACCCCAAAGCTTCAATCGCGTTTAATGTGTGTTCCCAGGTTCGAAGTACGGTTCCGGTATATTTGCCTTCAGCTTCGACGCCGAGATGACGCTGAGTGCCTAAGTTAGTGGCATGTTCAAGACCCATGCCAACAAAACGCGCAAAGTAACTATCATCCTTAGTGCGCCCTGCGTAGAACTGCGCTTGATCTATCAGACCGGCGCCCATGTGATGTCCGAGTCGCAGTAAATCTTCAGCGCCGATTCCTTGCGTATCCAGCCAACGGTACGCTGTCGGCCCGTCACGCATAAGATTCTTCATCTGAAATGGAAGAGAAAGAGACGTGGCAAACGTGCGTACCGCCGCAGCCGGCGTCTTAACAAAGATTTTAAATAGTGGATGATAAGTAAACGCTGGAAGCTCGTCCTTAACGGCCTTCTGAAACGCCCGGCTGGTTTCAAAAAACCTTAGCTTTCCATCTTTATCCATGACCGAGAAATACGAAAATCCTTGCTTTCCTTCTTTTGCTGCGATCCAGGGATCAAGGAAGTTTACCATCGCCTCCGAAATGCGCCCGCGATGTTCCGTGTATTCGGCGCCGAGGTCGGCTTTTATCTTCGCCTGCAGCAACTTACCTGCCTCTACTGCGCGCGTACCTGTAAGCTCATGCACTATATGCCCAACTGCAGCAAGCGGTGCCATATCCATGCGAGCCACAGTATTAGAGAGCACGGCGCGCTGGCCTGCGTGTTTGTACATGCCGATAATCGAGGGACCCCAGGTAAGTCTAGGGTCAATTGCCGGCATGGAACTACCCTGTAGCGCTCTGTATGATTTGATTTTAGAATATTCCTCGCCCATCATCGGAACCCACATACCGTCTTCCGGTCGAGCGGAGAACTGTATTACTTCAGATAGTCTTGGATCTATTTTATGCGCATTTTCTAACGCCTCTAAGTTCCCTGCGCGCTGGTGAGCAACAGCCGCGCGGCTATCTGGACTCATGCTTGCGATATTATTATTCTGGTGCGCCACCCAGGTATCGTAGTTATGTACCGCTTGTCTAATATTGTTATCGGACATCCCCTCACGTACAATTGACAGCGCGTCCTCAATGTTCCAGCCGCGCATCGCAAGTCCTTTAGCCGCATAACCGGCTAACGCGCGCCTGGCCATAAGCACGCCGATAAGCGGAGTTTCCTTCTTTTTACCCACGCTCTTTATGACCTGATGCAGATTGAGCATTCCGCGAAGCGATTCGTCGTAATGCCCATCTGCGTAAACGGGCCGCCCTGTGACTTCATTTAATCCAAACGCGGCCCATCGCTGATTCGTTTCCATCTGATCCAAGAGCTTAGGGGGGATGTCTTTTGGTTCAAGAAGCCCATACGCAACTGCAGCGTCGATGTATTCCTGCGTACCTTTATCGTGGCGCCCAAGTTCTTGATATCGCTGCCAGAACCGCTCTGCAACCCAGGGAAGATTAGCCTTTTCGGCAGCTTTACTAAGCTTTGACTGGGGCTTTCGCGCAGCTTGCATATCACGGAAGTTACTTGAACTTTGGTCATAGTACTTGAACATTTCTTTATGCAAAGCTTCAAGTCTGGTCCACGCTTCAGGGCGCTCCTGTCTAAACTTACCATCAAACCAGTTGTCCACCTCTTTCCTGGTAGGCTGCTCGGTAAGCCTATGCTCCATCCACATCGCAAAGCCTTCTCGCAGCTGCGATTCCGGATTCACAACTTCGCGGCCGTAGTCTAACTCATAGTGGTTGGCGAGTGCAGCCTTAACTTTGTTTGGAATATCGCTATAGTCGGAGCCGGTCTTATATTTGGAAACAAACACCGAGTCGAACACATGTCCGGCCAGTTCGTGCGCCAATGATTTGACATCTTCGTATTTACCGACTTTCCCTAGCGATGCCATCCGATCCAAAAAACCGACAAAGCCGCGCGGCATACTGCCGCCGAAATGAACCCGTACGTCGCGGTCAAGCCATTTAGAAAACTTCAGAATATGCTCGGTTAACGTCTTAGGTGATAGCTTCTCTGTGCCGATGCCGGAGTGCTGCGGCTTGTTTGTATTCCAAAGTTCCTCGGGACGGTCCTGCGGCGGACTCTTTACCAGCCGTGATCGGTCAGCAGAGGAGAGCGTTTCAGGGCGCCCTTCCAAAGAGGCGGAGTATTCGGCGTTGGTCATGTCTGCGGGTTTAGCATCAAGCGCCGATTCGACTACCGGGCTCCCTGCGGCTACGGTCTTTTTTACCTTCCCTTTCTTCCCAGTAGCTTTCACTGGCTCCGCAAACCCCTGCGGTGGCTCAGGCACACTCATTACTTTGTCTGCCCACTCAGACACCATAGTGAGCTTCTCGTCAAACGATTTCTTTCTAAGTCCAGGGAACTCCTTATTGATGGCCTCTTCGATAAACTTAGATCGCGGTTTTTCCTGTGAGGCCGCCCCCGGCTCAAGCTTGGCTTTCGGCGCTTCAGGTTTGAGCTTGCCTGAAATAATGTCTTTAAACATCTGCGCTTTCGACCGTGCCGCGCCGAGCATATCCAATTTCTGACTATCTGCCAGTCCTTTGTGCGCAGGAAACTGCTTATTGAACTCTGCAATCGTCGCGTACTCACCGTCGGTACGATTCGAATGTACAGCGTCGAAGAAAGACTCATAGGACGCCTGACTTACAAGTCCGTCTTTAGAGAGCACGTACCATCGTTTATTGTATGGTACGATATGTCGCCCTTCAACTACGACGCCTTTGTCGTAGTCCACACCGGCCGGGGTGCCCTTTAAGCCTGCAGCGTCGAGGGACAGCCGGTTTGCGTGTTCCTGCCGAACACGATTCGCATCTTTGTCGGTATTGGATTCCGCTTGATTCCTGGCCTCAACTCCAAGTTTCTCTTTCTTATCGAGCTGGAAGATTAAATTATCTTCAGCAACTCTCCGGGTGCGCATAATAACGCCGGTTGGATGTTCCTCGGCGCCGCCGACCATACGATTATAAACAATATTATCGCGCCAGCCCTTATATTTGGCGAGTTCATCGGTCTTTCCGGCAAACGTGCGCCAGTCTCTATAATATGCAGGCTTTGATGGGTCGGCGGCCTGCCCATCTAAGGTGCCTGCGTAAGTATCAAGCGCGTCCTGCGCTTCTACCCAGTCACTACGCGATGTTTCATAAGCCTTTTGCGGTGAAATCTCATGCCAGGTTTTTTCGTATACTTGTTGTTTCTCGCGCGCAATACCCTTTAACCTGTCATATTCCCTAAGCTGCACAGCAAAAGCTTTACCGGCGTCACTCGTCCATTTATCCGGATGCCCGGTAACTAGTTCGTTGTACCGAGTAACTATCGCATCGTCGTTTGCTTCAGTCGGTAAGTTGCGGAGTACCTTCTCAACAGATGCAATATGCCCATCCACCGCCTCGACTGTATCGCCATCCCGCATTTCCCAGATATGCGGTTGTGTAATTCTAACTGACTTCTTATCAGCGCCGGGAGTTACTTCCATTCCGGCGTTTACAATAAGCTCGTCCATCGGAAGCATCATCGCTTCTCTAATGGAAAACGTCTCAGCGCCTGTTTCCTGTATCCGATTAAACTTGGCACCAAGCGCCGTCATTTCTTTATCACTTAGCGGCTTCTCGATAGTAATATCTACATAAGACGTGTCATCAACAGTTGGAATCCGCTGCGTTCCGGTTGTCTGTCCAGTTTGGCGCGCATTATCATCAAAGTTTTTGATGTTCTGCGCCATCCGTGCGGCCATAGTCTTGGCGTTTTCCACAGTAGTGAACTTAGAAAACGCGCCGCCGACCGCGCCTGCGATATAGGCGCTGAGCAGTTTGTCCTTTGTGACCACAGAGTGTCCTAGCACATGGCTTGCGGCTGTGCTCTGCCACCACTGCTGTCCGACCATGATCGGGCCTTCAACGCCCAATGACATCTTGGCCACCCACTTAGCAATTGATGCTGTCTGCTGTCGGCGTCCCAAGCCCGCAAAAATCGGAGGCGCTGCGAACTTTGAACTCATTACCGCAGCCGAAGCGATAGAGGAAACAAACGCACCGGGAGCCGAATCTAAACCGCCCTTCCATTGCTGCTCGACGGTGCCGTCTTCATCCGCAACTTCGTGCACACCCATATTCATGCCGATAACAGTGCCGGTCCCCCATTGTGCGGCTAATTCAGCGCCTGCGCCGAGCCCTTTGACCACGCGTCCGGCAGCGCCCATAACACCGAACATGCCGATGACGTTTCCTATTTGCTCCTCAACCATGTCCAACGTAGGGTGCTTTGGAACAGGTTTGCCATTCTCGTCTTCAACAACGCGGCCATTATAGTAAAGCAGCGCCTCTTCGCGGTCGCGGTCGATAAAGAAATTAGGCCAGGTTTTAGCGAATTCTTCCGCAACTGCAGCATACGCCATATTCTTTTGCTTTACGTCTGGGCTCACCCACGCGGCCGGCTCGTACCGCAACGCACCTGTAAGCGGTGATATGGCCGTTTCTGTAATCGTACCCGCCAGGCGCCCGACATCCGCTCCGATGTACCGAAGCCACTGTGTGACTGGGCCTCTAGTGCGGTTATTAAAGCCTTCTAATTCATATGCTTTTGCTTTCTTAAAATACTCGTCCAGCCGGTCGCCGAGCAAAGAGGGGGTTATACCTAACTGAGTCATCTGCTGACGTACATCGGATTCCCAGGTGTCTAGTGTTGCCACCGGGTCAACAGTATCCGCCGGTATTACGGGCAGCTCGCTTATAGAATTCACAATGTCTGCAATTGGTGGGAGCTTGTCCGGGTCTGTCGCGTTCCATGTGCTTGTAGCCAATTGCTTAACTATAGGCGTAACTTCAGAACTCCAACCGCCTGCGTGATATAATTTGTTCCAAGTACTAATCTGATCTGTCGGCTCCATCGCAAGGAATTCGGGTGTACTGACTAATTCACGCGCCTTTTGTTTGAATTCATCTACAGACCCTGGCCCGGAAAACGGCGCAATTTGTGGGAAATCAGGAATAGCGCGCGGAGCTTGCGCAGGTAACTCTAATCTACTATCAGGCTCATCTGGAATCGCAGGCTGCGCGGCCGGGTCTTCCTGCGCTACGTTGGCGTACTTAGCGCCCGGAGCAAGTTCATCAGCGTACGCTTTATTCGCTGAGAAAAAGTCAAACTCGCCGCCGAGCACTCCGTCTTCAGCGCTTCCGTCTGCTGCGTCTGCCATCTCTGTTGGTGCCGACCGGGAACCTCCGGCTGTGGGTTCAGCGGCGGTGAAGTCCGTAAGCGCGTCTTTACGCTCGGCAGACAGCCCACGGCGTGCAGGTCCGATAAACTTTCCTTCTGTGTCCGCTTGATCTCCATAATCACCCATTGCATTTGGATTTTTTTTTTCTCTAGCTAAAACGCTTGGAACATAATCGTAAGTTTCTTTCGGAAATCCCTTTAAAGATGAAATGCCAGCGAAGCTTTTATCGGCTGTTTGTTCAAGCCATTTATCAACATTGCCTGAGCCGTAATTGTATGCCGCCAGCGCTAGTTCCCTATCGCCATGATACTGCACGTTTAAATCAGAAAGTAATACGCGCGCGGCATTTCGCGCATCAGCCTCGTCTCGAATATTTGCATCTTTAGGGATTTTGCCTTGACGCTTTAAGCTGTTAAACGTGCTCGGCATGAACTGATAAGGACCCTCTGCACCTGCGGAACTTACAGCGTTTACATCGCCGCCGCTCTCCTGTTCGCGCACAGCATCAAGCAAATCATCAGTTACCGCGTCTTCGTACATTACTCACCTATCTCGCCCAAAAGCGTATCGCCGAGGTCAGACCGATTACGCACTGCCTGCGCTTTAGCTGTCTGGCGCGCATACCAGGCGCTAGTAATTCCACGTAGATCATTTATGATAACACGTCTTTGTTCCCGCAGATACAGTTCAAATGGGGTCTTAACCGGCGCCAGTGTTCGTTCCGGATTTGCCCAGTTGAGAAACGAATCCGCCACAGAGCCCGGTAAAGGCAATATCCATGGCTGCAAACTGTCGTTATATGCTGTAACCCGAGCAGCAGTATACGCACTCCGCACGACCGGACTCTTAAATCTATCTACCGCTATCCCGTTGACCAGTGTATCAAAATGCGCGATAGGCATCCGGCTAAAGACATCTTGTGTGCGTAATTCAGGTTTAGCCAAATAATCGTTAACATAACCCTGTAACTCAGCGAGTGGTCTTTTCAAGTACTGCGTCGTCTGAGGGCTCAGCCGTAACTGCGTCTGGACCGCCTCTTCAAACGTCGCGGGAGGACGCTGCGTCTGTCCGGTAGATGGCTGTGCAGCCCCGGCACGGCCGCCTTGCGGTCCAGCATTTGTCGGGTTTCGAAGTTCTTGTATCTTCTGCTGGTAAACAGAGCCGCTCAGTGCAAGTTGCGCTTCTTGCAACTTCTGAATATCTTTCTTGTCTGCTTCGTTGACCGTTGCGATCAGTCTTTCTCGTCCAGTCTTAGGATCAATATATGCATATTCCGTAAGCGGATCAGTCGATGATGGCACATACCGCGGATTTGGTACTTTATTGCCCACTTCGTCGGTCTGATAAAAGCTGTCAGTCCCCACCTTCCACTGCTTAGCATGATTCATAACTAAACTAGGAACGTCTTCTTTAGTTAATTTAAATTTACTTAAATTTAGCGCTCGAAGCCCATCATTTGTAGTCTCGGCTGTATCCACTAACTGCTTATAGGCCGGACCATTCTTTTTGATATTGTTTGCATGCGCTGCGCTTAAACTCTCTATCTGCAGCTCTGTTCCCACACGCTGACGTGTAGCTGGGTCTATATCTTGCCTCTGTAGAATACTACCCAGAAGTTGCGCGCGTGCGCCTGGACGCTGGCTGAACAAGTCATTAAAATCTGTACCAAACGCTGCGTTTACAAGTTCGTCTGCGGTCGTGTCCTTACTGCGTGTAAGCGTCTTATAATCATTTGCTTGTTTGAACGTGTCTGCTTGATACTGAGCCTGCTCCCGTGTGGCTTTTAACTGTTCAAGTTTAGTATCAGCAATCGTCTGTTCGTTAGTTTTCGCATACTTGAGATTAATATCTGTAATATCATTCTGCGCCTGAGCAGTATCTACGCGTGTCTGTGCGAGTTGATTCGCGCGCTCAATACTCTCCGGTGACGCCGCATTCTGCGCTATCGCGGCCTGAGCCTGTGCTCCCTGAATCTTAGCCTTATTAAGTTCAATCTGCTGAAAGCCGGAATAAATATCCAGTCCAGTTTGAATACCTTTTATACCGCCCTGAATGAGTGCAGTTGTAGTAGATGGCAGCGCATTACCGGCGTTTATTCCAGCGTTTGCTGCCTGTGGATAGAGGTTAATATCAACCGGCGCCTGCGGGTATGGGGTAAAGATATCATAGCCGGCCATTTAACGTACCGCCTTGCCGAATTTCATTCGATTACGCGCTTTAACTTGGTTCTTCGTCGATGTCGTAGGTGCTACCTTTGCCGCCCGTTTCTCGGCCGCAATTTTAAGTCCCTTATCCTTAGCCGATATGAGCGTTTGCGCCAGTTTAAAAGAATCGGGATCAAACACTAAATCGGCCGCATGCTGCATTCCACGAAGGTCCGCTTCATTAAACCGCTTTTCAGAAAACCCCTGATTAATCAACTGATACGCATCTGCTTTGGACTTAATCCCTTTAGACGCGAACAGTTTCCGCATGCTGGTCATGCCGATTTTGAACTTCGCGGGGTCTAACATATCCGGCGAAGTACCCGACATCATATTTGTCTTAGCCATATTATGCTGACTTCCCAGGCATCAAATGTCCAAATAACTTATAAAGCGGATTTATCTGGCGATCCGCGTGTTCTAATTTATCCACAGTTCCCGGCCAATGTTTCTCTGCAAACCCACGAAACATACCAACCAGACCACCGGTAAAGTAATCACCAACCCCCTGCGCACCGGCAAGCGCCACCTGTTGCGCCTGCTCCTCGCCGCTCTTAGTGGGATCAGGACTGCGCACAGAATTAATGAATTGCGGAATGTCCTGCGCTGCCGACGCCCAACTGCCACCCCCGCCAGCGCCGACGCTTGCTTGGTCGATTCCTGCGTCTGTACCGCCGCCGATCATGCGCCCAAGCGCTATCTGAATAAACTGATTTAGAAAATCCATGCCTATTATCCTACATTCTTAAACATGGACGAAATTGACAAGGCGGCCTGCTCCTCTGGGCTCATGTTGTATACACCAGCCAACACAGACGAACCACCAACAATAGCCTTACCTGCGGGTGCCGGTTTCCAGCTCTTATACACGGCTTTGGCGCTAAGTGAGCTACCGCCGCTGCCGGCCGCAGTTCCGACCAGTCCGCCGATATCAGAAGCAATAGCGGTTGCTACATGGTCTTTCGGTACTGCCAGGATACCCTTGTCGTCAGATGATACGGTAGTGTATCCAGACGGAACACGTGTACCAGCCCTGGCTTTAATGGCGCCTACACCGAGCGAAGGAACACCCCGCCAACCAGCGGATCCGAGCTTCTCGCGCGTAATGCCGGGTACTGCAGCCCCTTTGGTGCCGTGACCCAGCATACCGAGTGACTTAGCGGTGTCTGCTACTTCCAGCAGATTACCCGCACGGCCGGTCTTTACCGCATGCACGTCATTGACAGTCTCCCAGGCGTCTGCCATCGCATACGCGTTATACCCGGATTTGACCAGAATCATTGCCTGGCTGACCGTCATTGGTTTGTATGGCGTACCTTCAGTGGCCGGCACCACTTTAGTATCAAAGCCCTTCTTGTCTGAAAACTTGAAATTCTGAATACCAAGATTAGAGAGCGCTAAGCTTTTCTGAGACGCGCTCATCCGGTCCCAAGCCTGATATAGTTGATGTGACGCGTAAGCGGCTTCTTTGTTACTGGCAGCTGAACCAATACCAAGTCCACCTAACGTAGCGCCGACAAAACCGCCGCCGTCCTGCGCTGCGGACAGCGTGTCCAGCCGGGACTGCATACGCTCAGAGCCTGCCACTGTACCGATTTGTCCAAGTGCGGCCTCATCTTCGGGTGTCATAACACCTAGTGGGGCCAGCGCCTGTGCCGCGCCAGCTACAACCGCCGCTCCGGCTCCGGCATTAGATGACTGCATAAGCGCAGTACTACCAAACATCTGGTCGCCTGCGAGATTCATGCCGATAGCCTGTTGCCCAGGCACCGAGGCATAAGACACACCGGCGCTATTTAGTACTGAACCCGCCGAGAGTAGCGCGCGGCTGACTGTGGCCTGCTGCGCGCCAGTGGGATCTAATCTAATCCCGGTATCCGCACTAAATGTGCTCATGTTTGCAGCAATCGTCTCTGTAGGGGCTGCGGACATTGAGCCATCCGACATCGGAGCCAACGCTGTATATCCAGACGGAACTGAAGCCGCGTCTTCAAACTGCGCTGCGCGCGGAACCGCAGCTGGTGTTGAAATATCCGCGGCTTGTGCCGACTGTGCGCCATCACTGGTTGAGGATACGGGAGCTGACCGGAAAAACCCACCTATAAATTGTTCGACAGCGGAAGCACCACCACCACCGCCGCCGCCGCCAAGAATACCGTCGAGTATTCCAGATCCGGCGACTCCTGAAACTATTCCAGTGATTCCCTGCATAATACTGGAACCAGTATTCGCGCCTTGAGCCTGCCCCATGTAATCAGAATATATCTGCTGTGCAGCCTGCTGTTGCTGCACTCCAAGCGCGGCCTGATTATTAGACGTTGTAGCGCCGGCGACAGCTCCGGCCTGGGCCACCTGATAACCAAACTTAGCTAACGAGAACTGATTAGCGACCCCAGCATTAAACTGGGAGTTCTGCAACTCGTTACTGGCATTGAACTCACCAACCTGAATCTTGTTGGCAGTGTTGAACTGTCTGTTCTGCTGTATCTGTGACGACCGATATTGTCGCTGTTGAATCTGTGCAGACATCGCAGTCTGCGCGGGAATCATACCAAGTTGATTAGCCTCCGAATAAGCAGCCGCGGCCAACCGGCCGGCGCCGACTTCAGGCATAACACGTATTTGTGTACCAGCATCTGAGTACTCGGTTGGCGCCAACTCCAAAGCTGCGGTGGATTGCAAATTAGATCCGAGTAACTGCTCACCCATCATGCCGACCTGCATACGCTGCTCAGCAGACATGAGGTCAGATGCCTTCCGTGACACAGAGCTGCCCGCACCAAACCCACCTGCGGACGACATATCAGCCGAGGCAGACCTGCTGTTTAGCGACATCGCCGCGTCCATCATCGAGTCAGGAAGTCTACCGGAAGCATATGTCTGTGCGCGACCAAACTGATCTTTGAGCGCCGCGCGCGCGCCAGGCATGGTTGAATCCACCTGCTGCGTGCGCATGTACTGGTTAAACAGATTATCAATCGCAGTTTCATTGCGTTTGAGCGCGGCTGCAGCCGGTGCAAAATGCTGCAAACCCTGGAGTTCCGTATCAAGTTCAGCCAGTCCGATCTTCTGACCGAACTGAAAGTTCTTCGCCATCTCGCTACGCGCAAAATTGCCATACTTCTTAGCGAACTTTATCGGATTAAGATGCTTGTAGGGCGCAATATTAGACTTATACCACTTAGCCGGATCATACGTAGCGAACTCCGCACCGGGAAACATCCCGCTCAAGTCTTCCGGCGCGACGGCTCCCTCGGATGCATCACCAGGTGGTGTAATAGTACCTGCAACTACCGATGGCCCCGGACCTTGTTCATTTCCAACCCCGCCGTAAGGTGCACCACCAGATGAACCGCCCATTAGTACCCCACAATGTTTTTAATCGCACACCCCGACATCATAGGAAAAACCTCCATCGGTTGTGATGTGGCCGGTTTCTTGTATGTCGTCTCTTGCATTATAATCTTACCTAGCAGCGCGTCTTTTGCTTGGCTGGTAGCCACATCCCCGATAACATCCGCGTGAACCCGCTGCCCGGCAAGTCGTATAGCGAGCAGATTATCAAAGGGTATAAATTCATTATTAGCGTACCGGTCTTTAATACGGATACGACCAAGCACGGATACCTTGACGGTTCGTCCGGCATACGGTCCTGTAAGTCTGTATCGGCGATACGACGGGTTTTCTTCATATGGTGTGTAATCCGCTAAAAAGACCGTACGTTGTGTGGTAGGATTATATGATAGCAACTGTACATAACCGTTCGTTCTGGATTTCTGAACACCGGTTATCTTACTAAATGTCGCCTGCGTGTATCTGAATTCTCCACGTTTAAGTTTAAGAACTTCGCCATAAACTTGAACGCCCGCGTGATTTGTCACAATCTCACGCCCGGTCATATCTAGACCTTGTACCACCACCTGAGCACCCGTGTCTTCACACGCTGTAGCAATAACCGCAGGTCTTCCGCCTTCAGACGGTATATCGTATACGGTGGGATACATATTTGGTTCTTCAGAAAGTGCTTCGTTCGCCTCACAACACCCAGTCCCCGATAAAGTTTCTCCGGGATAGAATTGAAACCAGCGATCCCAGACCTCACCGACTACATTATCTACCTTAACCTTAAGTGGAACATCCAATTCGTAGGGCAGCGTAATGCATCCTTGATAGGCATTGAAACAATATGTTCGTTGATTGCCGTATGCCCCGGAAATGAGCATGAACTGAAGAACTTCGCGCGCAAAGAGGTCTACTTCTTCGCTGTTCTCAGAATAACACTTGCCGCCGCGCCCGGCGTATTGCGCCAAAATCTTCTTGACATCAGCATACGTGACCGACAAAGTGCACCCCCCATTTAAACAGGCGGCTTCAAGAGCGGCGTCTGTATCTGACTAATACTGCCAGACACAGGCGCCACTGCTTTACGTACCGACGATATAGGACGACGCTGTTGCGCCGCCCGACGCGCAGTTTCACGTGACGTTTGTTGCTGCGCTAGTTGATCGGCGGTACGTGTCGGACGCTGGTACTTTCGTCCACATCCTGCACACATATATCCTACCTACCGCATCCAGTCATGACTGTTCGTAATATTACAATCGCAGCAAGCACCCTTGCAGAAATTATCCGGCATAGGTACGGGACCAAAATGCGGATTAACATTCTGCGGAACTTGTGACCGCGGGAAGCTAAGTACCTTCCCACTCGGCGACCAGAACCCGTAGAACGGAAGCAACGTAAGCGCGTTGCCGCCTACATTACCCTCGCGCGTAGTAATGGGACCGACCCAGGACAGAGGTAGTAAAGAGATAGCCATACGGCCTCCTTCTTAAAGTTCAAGTAACAGGACAACAACAACAACAACAACAACAACAACAACAACAACAACAACAACAACAACAACAAGTACACCTAACTCGGAGGATGATCGGGACGCTGCGCCCAAAGAGAATCATGACAGTCGCAGCAAGCACCCTTGCAGAAATTATCCGGCATAGGTACGGGACCAAAATGCGGGTTAACATTCTGCGGAACCTGCGAGCGCGGAAAGGAATATACCTTACCGCTCGGTGACCAGAACCCGTAGAACGGAAGCAACATAAGCGCATTACCGCCTACATTACCTTCTCTGGTTGTAATTGGCCCCACCCACGACAGAGGTAGTAAAGAGATAGCCATACGGCCTCCTTCTTAAAGTTCAAGTAACAGGACAAAAAAACCTAATTACCGCGTCTGCTGTACCAAGGATCAGACGTGCTGATTACCGGTGCTTTAGGACCGGCAGTCTGCGCGGCCTTAACCTCGGGCTGAATACCGTCACCAAATGTCAACGGCGGCAGCATGACGGGATTCTGGAACAAATTCCCGCCCTTGAGTCCGGCAAGTACACGCGATCTATTTGCTTCTTCGTTCAGGGGAGCGAATTCGTTAGCCATATGATTCCTTACGTATATAATTAAACACTAAACCTAATATATCATTACATAAATCAATAAAACCTGAAAGACCTAAATCATGCTCACCACCCGGTAAACGTGGCGTGATACACCGAATACCAAGTCGGCGTCGTTCCACCAATAGTCCAAATCTTCTGTAAATTTGCCAGCATCAACGCGGTTATCCGCGGATCATCCGAGGCTAACGTATAACCGTCCGGAACACTTCGAGAATCGCCTATAATCAAGAAAAGTTGGTCCGGCAGCGGATAAATCTGACGCCAGGCGCCGGTCACAAAAAGGAACAAGCCAACAAAATTTCCGGAACTATCGGTCTTGACCCACAGATGGTCTTGCTCAGAATCACTCGGATACGTATTTCCAACTGTAACATTGGTTACATCCGTCGGGATCTCAACCGACAGAAGATCTGGCAGCCGGCGTAAAAAGTCCTGCCAATTAGTAAAGCACTGTCTATCTGGAAGCTGCTGCAGCTTGATAGCACCTTGAATAACATCAACATCAGTTGTCATTTTGAATCCTACGTTTGCATCTCAGTACAGCCGCCAAAATCATCTACTGCCCAATCATCATCGCACGCGCAATTACATATAGCCACCTTTGGGTACTCCTCACATTGAGTAAGCGTATCCGGCTCTACCTCCGGTGTGGCTTTAATTCTGAGTTCATGCAGTTCCCAATAAATACCCCAGAGAGTAATCATCAGTTGAATTTTCTTAAACACTCTAAACAGATCATGAGTAATCGGACTTCCGGCCTGATCATTTTCCGGATCTCCAATTGAAAAATCTCTAATATGCTGTGGCCCGAATCCATTAATGAAACAACCATCCGGCATATCACAAGTCCGCCAAGGCGCCAGATGTGTGCGCTCACCGAGCGGCAAAAAACATGCGCTATGCGACGGTTTGTAATCTACCTTTATCTTAAAGTCGCCCTTGAACGTATCAAAATTAAAATCAACAGAGTGAAGCCCCTTGTTAAGAAAAGGATCCTTCAAATCATATTCTCGCGTGTATACGCGACTGCGTACCGGACGAATCATATCATCCGCAGTATCATAATTGATATCAGGATTAATCTCATAAAGTTTATTTACTGCGCCATCTTTAGACATGATAAATGCGCGTTCATTAACAGTACACATATCCATTGGATTAACACCCGTCCAAAGCCCAGTCCAAACAGGCTTGCTCGGAACACCGAATGACGACAATGCATCAAGTTCTAATATGACCATACCTCCATGAGCGTAATCTTTAATTGGCTTAAACGTATCGAAGTCTACTGCAGATACTCGATATGGATTTACACTGAAGAATATCTTGTTTCGAAAATATCCAACAAAGCCAAACTTTATTAAGTCTCTGTCCCAGTATTTGAACCACTGCTCTGTTTCTCTGGAGATAGGAACCCTGGCCCAGCGTTTCTGCTCATCGCGGCTCATAGATAATGAACGCACGAAGCCATCGTCCGCCATAAAAAATGCATCTGAATTGACATTCGCATATGCGCGCGGACCAACAACACCGGCGTTATAACAAACAACCGAACCGAAAGGCCCAGCCTGCCACGCAGACCGCGGATTCTGCGTTCCAAAGGTATACACCGCATTTCTGGTAGCACAGATAAGCGGTCCTATTCCGGTAGAGGTGTCAGTAAGCTGCAGAAATCCCATAAACGTAATAGGTTCATTGACAGCATTAACGGGAAGATTGAATATCTGACCATAATACGCGCTGCCAGGAGTGAGTACTTCCTTGAACGTCACCGGAGCGTCCGGCGCCGCAACGCTGCCAAGAGGATCACCGCCGGTAAAATCAGAACCAGCATTTACAACAAATAATCGACTTTGATTATATGTACCGTTAGTCGATACCGGAATTTCCATCTTAGCAGGATCTGCGCGGTATGCATGAAAACCGTCCAATATTACCGGAAAAGCTGGAAAATCATACAGCACTAAAAAGCGTCCGGCCAGTGTCCAGTTTACACGCGAACGACGTGTATTGAGTGTAGACCCGCCATCAATTAAAATAGGTGTCAATGTGAAATTATCAATATTAATAGAGAATATTCTGCCAGACACCACCACAATCAAATACTGCCGGCTCATCACAGTAAATGGAATAAGCGCTTGAAACTTACCGGCCTCAAACACATTCTGATAACTGCGCGGACGTTTATAGGGATCACTCAAGTAATCAGTAGGAAACTTAATGGCTATTCGTTCAAACCCCCAACGCGGCTGAATCGACGCACGGCGCACCGATACATTTATGCCGGACGCATAACAGTTCTGCGCAATTCTATCCGGAATGACAGAACCATCCTGCCCTCCGGAGAAATCATCAGAACCATCTGCTAAAAGTTGAACCACTATGCCTCTTTAATAGCAAGCGCCATAATGTGCATTAACGTATTTGCCGCAGTAATACTTAAAGCGCGTGTAGCAACACCCAGCGCACCAGGAGTACTGCAACTATGCGATCCAGGAGTATAATTTACATATGTAAACTCAAGATGCGCATCAAATCTAAAATTTGTATTAGGCGGGATAGCAACAACTTCACTGTGGTGCCATTGCTGGTAGAACCGATGATTATAAGGATCACACGGCGTGCCCGGCCCAACACCCATAGTATGATCTTGATGTAAAGTTCTCATTGATGCCTGCACGGGCGGTGCCGGTGCCGCAGGATGCGCAGCTGTCGATTGCCCAGTAAAAGGTTCAAGCAGTGTTCTTGCCCATGAGAACTCAGTAGTGTTTATCTGCCCTTCAACTATATAATCAACAGTTAAAAACATCCGCATGGTGTCGCAGGTATCATTTTCAATTTCAAGTGTTTTGGTTGCTGACGCCCACGCAGGATCTGCCGGAGCGAGTGTCGTCGTCTGATCCGCATCCCACGAAAAGTCTAACTGACCTTTCTGCGCAGCAGACCAGTCTTGCGCGCAGATATCTATACGATCCGCTATTTCTTGATCTAAATCATATCTGAGTTGGTCACAGCATGGCGCATGACAAACAGCAATTCCAACGTCAATGCAGGTGATATTAAGCGTCTGTGCTTCAATAGAATGAATTGTAATATGCGTTCCGTCTGCAATATGTGTGATTACCCACAAAACAGCATCTGTATATGGGTCTTCAATGACAATAACATCGCCTTCAGCAAAAATTGAACTGTCATCAACAACCAGCGTATATGTGCGAGTACCCGCAATAAGCGTAAGGCAAGCAGTCAAAATTGTACAAGTAACCTGCGGAAGATCGTAAGTCTGCGGCTCAAATAAATTCTCAGCTACATCCACACAAGTAGGAATTTGTCCTAACGCTGACGCTTGCAGTGTAGTCACAGCGCCATTGGCGCATATAACTAATGCGCCCGGAGTGGTCGGTGTTTCCGCACAAGCATCTGTAGAATACGCCGCTATTGGAGTAATACAGCGGCCCTGAGCATCAAGAGCATGAATAATCTGAAACGGTACAACACCCGCACCGCCGATATTTTTAATAGTAATCGAATTAGCAGTCACAATAGCGGTCAACAGATATACACCATGCCCGACCTGTACGTTCTGATTGAGCAATAAGCCCGCAGTGCTGGAAACAGAAATTGTAATAGATCCATTCAGTGCCGGAGTAGCATAATCCGCAGTTAACCAGACACCTTCACCACAGTTATCATAAGGATCGGCCGGCGGGTCTACTACATTAAATGGAGTGCATGCGGGAATCCTGGTTCCAGGCGCTGCATTGTCCGGTTGACAATCATTGTACAGTGTCGCTGTTTCATTTACACAATCAAACGCTGTGACTTGCAAGTATCCAAAAGTCGTGTTCCAAAGAAAACTTCCAACTTGCAGCTTCTGAAGTCCTGGAAATGTGACGGTTATTGACTGTCCGCAGGCCGGCATGTTAAAAGCAGTTCCAGCCGTAACAACCGCAGTGTATGACAAATTGGAACATACTTTAATATGACTTTCTTGACAGCCAGGAACTTCATTATAATAAGGAGCCAAAGACAAACCACAGTTACAGGGATTACATCCGCAGGTGCAGCCGGACGCCGTGCAAGGAACCGGTGTGCAAGTATCCGAACCGCACGGAACCACTCCGCTTATTTCAGTATTTACATTGTCGTCATTGTTACAAACCATATCTTGCCTCTATGGTACAATGGCTACTGAATGCCATTTCAGCGTTATCACATTTCCAACTATCGTATCAATATCTAAAGAGAAAGGATCACCGGCCGGAATAGGGCACGGTCCAGCAGGGAATACAAAAATATACCCGGTATCAGTACACTGAATACAAGCATTCCACGGCGGCGCTGTAGGCGTAAATAGTGTGCATCTTGGAATCAGAGTGCCCGGCGCTGCATTTGGAGCCAGACAATCATTTATAACTTTGGTTTCACCAGAAAGACTATTGAAAGCAGTCACACGAAGATATCCATAATCTTCGTTCCAAAGGTATGACCCAATCTGCAAAACAGTTAATCCATAAAACGAAACAACCGTTTCGACACCACACGCCGGCATAATAAAATCAGTTCCAGATGATAACGCGGCCACCAGAATCTGCTGAACATAAGGCTGACTATGGCACTCCTGAACAGCGCCAGCTTGATTGTAATACGGCGTTGGCGTGTTAGGGCTACAGGTGTCCCCACAAACCGAACAAGCTTCACCGCAGGAAGCCGTACTGTTTCCAGAACAGGTACATGCCATTAGCGTATCCTCAGTAACTCGGGCAACAAATACCTGCCCACTAGGTCCAATACCATAATAATTCCACCAATTATCAGACCCACTTTCCAGGCAAGCGCATCAATCCTAAATCCAAGTTCTTGAATCTTCATTAGCAGCTCCGCCTTTTCCTTTCCGATAAGCATAAGTGCCGCAGCAGCCTGCTCCTGAAGGGACTGGATTCTAATCTCAACGATCTCCAGCCGCCGGTCATAAGCCGTATGCCTCCGGTTACACTCATCGGATAGTATCGGGTCATTCATTTTACCTCTTCCGGGGCCTGAGTCGGAACAGGAGTGGCTTTCTCCACAGCAATCGCTCTCTTGCAGATAACGACAATCCCCTTTTGCACCTGGGATACGAGGTCCGCCTGAGCAGCAGAGACGTTTATCGTGCCGAAGGCTTGCAGGATTTGCTCGCAGTCCTTAGCGGTGTCGGGCTTTTGCTGCTGTAGCGGCGCATAGTCAGGGCTAACCGGCTCAGCCAAAGCCAAGGTCGGGACAAGTAGGGTCAAGAGTATACATTTCTTCATAGTGTGGTTCCTTTAGGTGGTTGTACAAACGCAAACATCAGCGGTGTTATCAGAGCAGGATACGATGTTGTATCCCAAAGCCGCAGTGTTCTGCCCAAAGACACATCCCTTGTTCGCCCCACAAGTTGTGGTGCAGGCAGTATCGGCTCCAGTAGCCACACGCCAACCAATGTCAGTGGCAGTGGTGCGGATGGTGCCCGCAGCAAGCACGGCTTTGTCGTTACTGATGCGAAGCGCCTCTGCCGGTGTTGCGGAACCGTCGGGAGAGACTTTAAATACAAAACGGCCAGGCATATCACCAGCGCCAGGAACGCCGTCAACATTAACCTCCAATATCGCAGCATCTTTAAAATCTACCCCATCAGCACCCGTAAAATATATCTTACCTAGGGCGTCTGCATTAGCCACAATAGTGTCTGCGGTACCGTCCGATGCCCGAGATTTTAAAAAGGCAATCACAGGTGACGCTGCTGAATTGGCACCGCCAGCAAAGACGGTATTATAATGACTACCTGGACTTGTATGAAACGTGTAGTTTTCGGCGGTTCCTACACTAGTCGTAACATCAGCAGGCATGGCTGCCAGCCCGTGTATGATGCTAGTAGTCGTTTTCGCCATCACGATATTCCCGCCGGTGGTGGCGTCTTGGGTGAGGTTGCCGGAGTTGTCGGATATCAGCCAGCGGGAAAGCCCCCTATTCTGAAAGGTGATATTGCCATTGGCAGTTGTCTGTAAATAAATAGACCCTCTAGCAGTGGTTCCAGCGGTAATGTAAATTTGCCCCTCTGCGCTACCAACCTCGTTACCCTTCATGGTAATGCAAGCGCCTTCTGTTGGGTCGCAAGACGATCCGGCTGTTAGCGCTAGCGTCCCATCATCCGCATCCACACCCCGCACCCCGCGAATCGTGGCGACGGAGGAGGCGGTGGACGTATAACCAAAAACCAAATCGGAGGTCGTAGACGCCCCCATCCTGGGCATGTTCCAACCAATGTAGCCGCCAGGATTGAAAATGATACCACGAGACGATGCTACGTCCCCACTTTCAAGCGTTAACGTACCCGCGTACCCTCCAGCGTTTTCGTTGCCACCGCCAAGGATGGAAGCTCCGCGAGTGTTCGTCAAACATGCACCGCCACCACTAATGCAAAAAGCATTATTATCCGCCCCATCAATCGTATTGGCCGTAATCGAAAACGGAGCGGGGGCGTCGAAGTACTGGTTGTAGTGGAAGTAGCGATGGGAGAAGTCCTGTGCACTAAGCAGCGTCGGGATGAGAAGCAAGATGAGAAATAGCTTTTTCATAGTATCCTCTATGGTAAAACTGATACACGCTTCCACGGGTCGGCAGATGCGGACATTACGCTCGCGAGATACGCCTCCACTACCGCTTGATTGGCGGGGGAGAGGGCGGTATTGAAGGCGAGGAGTTCGAGAATGGAGCCGTTGAAATCGTTAGTCGCATAACCTAAAAATAACGTGCCACTCAGATCGCCAGTATTGCCAGAGGCCACGGAGGGAGCCGCAGCCACGCCATCTATGGAGAGGTCTATATTTCCGCCCGAATGAATCGCCTTTACTACCGAAAGCGTATTCACAGTAAACGCTTTGACAATGGTATCCGCCCCGGTATCAAAGTTTTTATAAGTCAGATCGGCGGTACTACCATACAGTTGCATATACCCGCCAGTGTCCCTGAAGATGTTTTGAGTACCGGCGGCTGCGTTGGCTCTGAGAACTAGATATGTAGTTTTTGCATTGTTCGCATAAATATCTGCCAGGGTCGCCGTGGATGTCATCGCAACATCCACCCCATCGAACCGCACCACCGGCAGGCAATGATTCCCCGCCGTGTTGCAAGACCCTCTGTACTCTGGATACGTGGTGGTCGCCTGATAGGTGCTGTCGGCAAGGGAGGATGCAACGCTCCACTGCGTTACTTCCACCTGACCAAATCCCGCAGCGTTTGTATCCTGCAAACCAAAAGTAACATTCCCACCAGCAGCCTTACCAAGTACCGTTACGGTATAGTCTGCTAGAGCAGCCGTTACTGTAATCGCTGTAGTGTTGCCGGTAGCAGAGCCCGTATGCATTAAAGTTAGCGCCGTGTTCCCCGTTACGGCTCTTGCCTTAATGGTAAATCGGTAGGATTGGCCTGCCAGGGTGGAGATTGCCCGAGCGATAGATCCATTCTGCGCTGTAAACGTACCCAGAAGGGCGCTGTTTGCCGTTACGTTTGTTTTCGTCCACGCTGCATTGGAAAGGTCGTCGCTATAGGTAAACCGATTCTCCCTATTATCCCCCCTGCTGACCAACGGCTGATTGCCAGCAGTCGCCTGGGTAAACCCCGCAGCCACGCTGCCCTGATTCGCCCATGCGGATACGCCCTTTAGCGCTGTGACGGTAAGGCCCTTGTAGCTCTTTAGCCAAAGGGTAGGCGCTAACGCTTTTACGGCAGCTTCGTCAGCAAATGCCGTTGAGACAAGTAGGAGTAGGGATAGTAAATATCTCATGTTACTTGAAGCTCGAAATGTTAAACGCTCCCGAAGCAGGGGCCGCCGTACCGTCTTTTACCCAGACATGCACGGTGGTAATCAGGCCAAACTGAGCCAAGTTTAGTGCCAGAGTATCCCCGCCCTTCATGGAGTAGTGGTCCGTCACCCCTCCGTCTAAACTAATCACCACATCGCCGTTTGTCTGGTTATCAAAGAGCACCATCTTGGTGCCATCCGGCAGGTCCAGCACATCAGCGTAGGCTGCTCCGATACCGGCAGGGAGTGTTACGTCCATAGTGGCAAAGGTGGCGGCGGTGGTGGGGACATTTGCTACGATATTAACCGTCGTGTTTCCACTCGCATCGCACAGAACAGGAATCTTAGTCCCAGTAGGCGTCTTACATTGTATATTTGACGCCGAGTTCTGCGCATATGCAGTGCTTGAGATAAGGAAAAGAATCAGTAATAGCTTTTTCATTGTTCTTACCCCATCGCATAAATTAAAAAGTTACCAGCCGTAGCTGCTACAGTCCCGCGTTTTATATGAATAATCGCAGTCGATACTCTACCAATAGCAAAGAAGTTTATCGCAAGCTGCTGCCCTGACTGAAGCCAATAAGTATCATGCACCCCCGCGTCCATACTGACTTTTATATCAGCGTCGGTTTGGTTATCAAACATGACCTCTCGGGTGTCATCTGGAAGATCAGTACCAAGAGCATAGGCTGCACCTATAGCCGCAAAGCCGGTGGCGCTCATTTCAGTAAATCCAGCATTTGTGTCCGGAGTAGGCGGATTTACTATATAGTCGGTTATTCGACAGAGCAGATAAAGCATGGCTTTCCGCCATGACATTGAATCTCTATAATGCAGATCCGGACAGATACAAGGGTCGCACTTATCGGGCATGACCTTCTCCTTTAACTAAACACTAATCACAAATTGCCACTTTCACAGCAGCGCTGTTAATCTTCATATTTGCATATTTTCCAGTAGCAATTGTACAAGCACCTGCTCCAGTTGTTCCAAAGTCTGACCAGGGAATTCCGGCCACAGTTTTAAGAATAACGTTTCCACCTTCGGACGCATCTATCGTAATATTACCTGCGTCCGCAGAAATGATACGTATCGCACCGCCAGCTCCCGGACCACCATAGTCCGCGCCATCCAGTGCAATTCGTCCACCACGCGACACTGCAATACCGCCGCCACCACTAATAATCATTCGTCCACTATCAGTTCCCGGACTAGAAGAATTCATAATGTAACCGATCCAGCCGCCAGAGCCCAATTCTCCGTAATACAATTCAGAAGTGCCAGCCACAGACGGAGACATAAACCACTTCTGCTCTCCATTAACATTAAAATCTATGTACCCAGTAGCTCCATCTGAATCAAGTACAATATCACCAGAACCGGCGGTATTTAGTGTCAAATCTCCGTTATCCGCAGTAGAAATAAGAACATCACCACCCAAACCAGCACCACCTCTGTCAGCGCCATACAAATCAATAAAAGCTCCGCGAGATCCGCCTACCGCTCCGCCACCAGATATTGTAAATCGATCATCATCGTTACCGATAGATGTGGCCGCCAATATTTTAGCATGCCAATTTCCAGTTCCACTCTTTCCATAATACAATTCTGAGTTAGAAGCAGCCGAAGGCGCCATAAACCATTTCTGCTCGTTTCCAGTTCTGAAATCAATATATCCACCGGCACCATGCGCATTAAATAGAATATCACCATCATCAGCAGTTATAATTTGAACATCACCGCCCGCGCCAGCACCGCCGCGATCCGCACCAAATACCGAAACAGAACCTCCACGAGAACTGCTAGTTCCAGTTCCACCGCCGCCGGATATATTCATTCGACCGCTATCCGTTCCGTTTGGTGTGTTAGCGTTAATAGTAAACGCAGACGCGGTATACTTATAATCACCAGCAAAATAGCGACTGGTATTCTGCGCGAACGCAGATTGCGCAAAAATTAACAAACTAATCAGAATAACAATCTTTTTCATAATTCCTCTTATGGAGAAGTACAGCGCCAAGCCATATACTCTGCCAAGCAGTTATTACAGAAGACTCCCGTTATATTACAACTTTCAAGAGGGACGTTAGGATCTAAGAGCAATGCTTCGTCGTAAGTGAACGTATATGAATACTTCGTTTGGCCACAAAACGAATTACCACAATCCATATTAATGAGTGTTGCTTCAAGAAAAGGAATTGCATCAGCCATCACAGAAGGATCCATGCACAAGATCACATCAACCGGCGGACATCCACACCCTAGTTTATTAAGTGATGTGTATACTACTGATTTCATGCCCACTCCAGCGTTACTACAGTTCCAACGACACCTTTAATTTTTAAAGATGTTCCAGGAGCGCCGGCAGCAGCTGGAAGTTTATACTCAAGATTGGCGGCCTGTACTTGAGCTTCAAAAGAAGAATAATTAGTGCCGGTGTAAGTAACCGACACATTAGGTTCAAAAAACTTTACTTTACGAGCAACACCGGTAATGTTGCCTATCCACAGATCCACATTGCCAAAATAAGCTATACCAGAAAATGCGGACAGATCCGTATAAGTATAGTTTGGCGTAGCCTCATCAATCGTATCAGCCGCCTGGTATCCTACACTTTTTGTTCCAAGTTGTAATCCAACCCCACCAAGGATCGCCGAAGCGTCGGTGTCCTCTAATAAATTCCATTGTCCGGCAAGAATAGTATTGCCTTTCAGATCTTCGTCACCTGCATTAGTTATTCTGTTTCTGGAACCCGCACCAATAAATGCACGCCACGAACCAACAATATAATTATTCTTACCGGCAACAATACATGCGGCATCTGCGGCTTGAAGCGGTGCTGATACATCACCAATCACGTTTAATACACCAGCTACGACACACGAAGACTCTGTGTAGTTCACAGTATTTTCTGCACCAGCTATAATCGAACAATGATTAGCCTCTGTAATATAATTATTTCTGCCAAATATAATACCATTACCAGCGCCCAGCCTATACTGAGCAGACATCTCAATAATATTAAGTGCCCCACCTCCAATAAAGCTGACATCACTTAATGTAATACTATGCCTCTCTCCTCCGCCAATAACCGATGCCACACACGTATCAATAGTATTTGTATAACCACCAGCGATTACACTATTATATGCATAATTAACGGGATCATCACTATAAGTTGACAAAATAGAATTAATAGCGCTGCTAGAACCACCACTTAAAACTGCACCCCCAGACACACCGGCACCAACAACATTTCCTGAATATCCATCAATTAGAATAGGACAATCAGCATCAGGAACGGTTCGCCTAGCGCGCTGATTATTTACCCTGACATCAAACGGAACATCATCAGTTGTTCCACAAAATTCAACATCAATCGTATTACCGCCATTTCCGGCTAACAACCACGACGGACTATGTGTTAGAATAGAATTAATCAGATATTCTAAATAAGCAGTCTGACAACCTTTACAAAAGATCCCAGTGATATCAAATGAATTTAAAACATAAGTAGGATCTGTCAGCAGCGTTTCGTCGTATTCTAGATAATAATTGTACGAATCACAGCCATTACAATCAGCTGTAGTTATGATATTGGTAAGCGTGGCTGGAAGAAAATCGCTGCCGTCTGCCAAAAGATTATCAGTCAAGCAGAGAATAATATCACTGTCGCAGGAACATGTGAGCTTTGTGCTCGACCGGTAAATGAAGCTTCTCATAGGGCTGCCATATAGTCGAAAAAGAGGGGGGTCCGAGACCCCCCTCAACCTAATTCACACTAAGACACACACTGAGTAATCGTCGGAGCACCACCGCACGCGGGACAGGTTGAATCTGTCGCCGGAGGTACGCAGACCCCGATAATACCCTTAACCAAGCAAATAGACGACTCATCCAAGTCTATGATATACGTATTATGGAGTATATCAACCGCATGAATCTCCAAGGTTTCACTGGTTCCGTCGCCGTAGTAGACAACGACATCATCACCAGCGCCGGCCTTAATGTTATTCTTCAGGATCACCATTATGTCATCAGGTAACATTCCAGCCTGCGTGTAACTCAGCACGTCCGAATAACAACCGCGAGTCTCATCGCAGTAGATCGAGACGAACTGGTCACACAACGTCGGAGATATGCTCATAGTTACTTCCAAATGCAGACCATCGGCCGAGATCGCCACGATGACCGCAGTGACGTAACCACCCTGCAACAGACCCAACTGGATTGTAGCCCCAACACCCACCGCGCTCGGAACCGCAAGCGTGATGAAGTACTGTCCAGGCACCGCCGGGTTCGGAATCGCCGGACCAAGAATCAGCGGACACGGGCAGCCGGTACTCGGAATTAAGTTGCCACACTCTTCCGCAGCCGGAGGACACTCAGGTTGGACATTGAACTTCACCGCAGTAGCCGCATACGGACGCTCAACCAGGACGCCGAACAGACCCTCAGAGAACTGAGGACAGACGCCCAGACTAGCCGAGGTCAGGTAGTAACCAGACCTGCGCAGTGGATCATCAACCGTTTGCGGATTAATCCACTGGAAAGCGTCGAACCAAGCGTACTCCGGACCAAACGATGAGCCTTCGCCCAAAGTCTGCGCAGTTGGCATGTAGAAAATCTTGGCCGGGTATTTCCCGAAGAACAAGACCTCTTCGTACCGAGAGATTGCCGGATTGAGATAATCCGGATTAACACTCGTATACTCGCCAACCAACGCCGGCACCTGATTCACATATGGCATCACACGACTCAGATTACCAGCCGCATCACGCGAAAACCTGCGCGGGAATAGGATGGTAGTCGGAATGAACATATTCCGAATAGTCGAAGTGAAGTTGTACTTCTCAACCAAGTCGTTCGCCGCGCCGCTGAACCGCACGTCAAAGCGTAACGTCGGATCATCACGGTACATGTGACTAATTAGCTGCTGAGAACACATCATTGCAAACAGCGGCGCGCTATTCTGAACCGCGTACGGTACGCAAGTCGGCAAATAACGCATCTGCTCGTACATCTGCTCACACATGTCCACACTCAGCCGACCAAGAACGACTCCACCGGTATTCGGATAAGCGTACGGCATGCCGATATTGGGCTTGAGTCCGCCACTGTCCTGAACATACTTCTTGGACAAATTGGAGATGATGTTGTGCGCGATGTTGACTTCCTTCATGAACGCAATCTGACGATACAGATTCTGTATGATCATGGAAAAGACCTGATCATACATGTAGGTCGTCTGAATCGCTTTCACGCAGAAGGACGGCGATCTGAACTGTCTTTCACCAAGTTCAACTTCTTTCTCATCGAACCCGTTTCCAGACAGTGTGGTAATATTGTAACCACAGTCGCCAACACACGGCACACATCCAGTTGTGTTAGGAAGTTTCTTCCACTGAGACAAGTCCTCTTCAATCGCGGGCATCCCGCCTCTGAAGAAAAGCTGTTTCATTGTGGTGCCCTGCCCCAAAGGCCACTCTTCCATCTGAAGAGTATCGGCCAAGAAGGACGGATGCACCTGAGTTAAATCATAGATAGTTTTGGAAATCATGGGCGCGCCCGAAAGGAACGCCTGATTGACTTCCACTTCATTCATGAAGCAAGTTTGAGAAGTCATAAAGATACACCTCAAGTGTTAGTCGAAAAAACAAAACTCAAAATTAGCCTAGTGGCTAATTTACTCTTATTTTTCCGAATCCAACACTTACGGTGTCAGCGGCGATAAGATTCGAACCTTATCGGATCTGGACTGCAGTAACGCGCGCAGTGCTCGTACTGCTATTGTAGCGTAATTCACGGCAGATGCAAGTACTTATTTTTTAAGTGCCACCGCCGCATGCTCACGGCTCATTCGCGCAGCCTGCTCCGGGGTCATCCGCTCGGCCGGCGCGTTGGCCGATGTGCCGTTCATTCCACTGGTACTGCCCACCGCCGGCCGGTTGAACTTACGGCCCGCCATCGCGTCCGCGGCCAACGTCTGCGCGTGCTTCATCGCCGAATCTCTGATGGTCGCCTGTACGCCAGTGGCGTGCGCAAGCTGGCACATGTTGGCCAATGCGAACGCCAATTCATCGGGCAGCGTACGCAAACCATTATCAAACAGATGTTTTACAATCTTACCGTATTCCATCCCAGCTTTCGTCAAAACAGGTTTGACATACGTATTATTATGGGCGTCATCACCCGGCTGAAATATGAGTTCTGGTAGTAATCCCGAATCCTTATGCGCCTCAAGCGACGATACCCAACCTTTGCGCGATGCCTGATGCACCGCACTCAGTCGTTCTTTTTGCTGGGTTTCTTCCGCGGCTTGAGCGTCTTTGATGAGTTTTTCAAGCGCTGTCTTCGGCGCCTGCTCAGCCGCTTCCGCTTCAGTCCGCAGAGTTTGAACCTGGCGTACAATATCGCGAGCATCCTGAGCCCCCAATGGATCAAAGTGTTCAGACAACCACCGATTCAAGTCTGCCTGCGTCTCCTGCGCAGACATCTCCTGTAAGCTCTCAGGTGGCAGGTCATACTCAGTTAAGAGTGCTTGCAACTTACCCTGAAGCGTTGTAAGTGGTTTAATATACTCGTCTTGGTATAATCTGCTGGTACGCAGCGCATGCAAATGCTCCAGCGGCTCAAGTTGCGCGATACGTGCTTCCTTCTCCTGCAAGACCTCCGACACCGCAACACCTGTCTGGTAGTCCTCAAGCTGTTTCTTGAGTTTGGCTGACTCAGACTTCGTGGTCTGCAGTTCAGCCTTGACCTCTTTGACAATAGTTCTAAGTGCTTTAAAATTCTCAACCTTCGGATCTGTCTCAACTTCGCCCTCTACTTTAGCAGCATCATCAGATGGTTGTGTAGTTTCGTCATCTTTTTTGTCCTCCGGCATATCCAGTGCTGGAACAAACTCGCTCAAGTCTTCCGGTGACGCATCTGGGGCCGGGACTGCCGGCGCTGGTGCTGTTGCCGGGATTGCCGGTGCCGATGCAGGCAATGGATTAGGAAGAACCTTGGGCGCCTCAAATCCGCCATCTGGCATAACCATGCGCCGGCTAGCCTCCGCAACAGGGTTCACAAGCGCTTTAATTTGGTCTAGGGTAGGACCACCTGGATCATGTCTACCCAACACCGCCTGGTTGATTACCGGTGGTGTGGATACGCTTGGCGTAGAGCTTTGAATAGATGATGTCTGGATCTGTCCCGGCAATGATGGCATCGAGTTCCTCCTTGGTTAAATCCCCGGACTCCATCACGGCCGCGCTTGCGCCGTAACTGAGTGCGGGTATGTCACTTGACTGGTTGGTTCTGAGATAGCGGTCAATGAAATATAACAAATCATCCAGGCAGTTATTGTAACCAATGGACTTCTGAGCTTCAAACGCCTGCGCAGCTAGGCAGTTATCAGACGTGGCTGGGACTGTTTCCGGACGCGCCAACTCACGCAGCGCCCGCAACACTCCAGACGCTTTCAGCGCCGATAGCGCAAACGGAAGATACTTCAAGAAATCAGGACTATCCTGCAGTTCTTTAAGTGTCGAATCAAATCCAGTTTTAAACACGTTTCCTCTGCTTGTCATACTAATGTCCCTCCAGCTGTGGGTAAAGAAGTGGGAGGAGGAATCGCCGGCGCCGGGGTTGTTTCGACATCAATCGGCGAAGGCGTGCTTCCGGCCATTTCATCTAACTGAGCACTTGCACTCTGCTCAGCCTGATGTTTGAGTTGAACTTCAAGCCGCTTGTTCTCCGCGTCCCGCTCAACTTTGGTCCGCATTATATCCGCGCGCGTACGATTTGCCTCTTCGCCGCGCTTGACCTGACTCTGAACCTTCTCGTCCGCGCGCCTGGAGTCGCCCTGCGCCGTAAAGTCTTTGCGCTGGTCATCGCTCATAGTCGTCTGCGTAGCCTCCTGATCCTGCTTCTGCTCCTGAAGTTTCGCCTGCAGCTGCTTCGTGGCGTTAGCACGATTTAACTGCGTGAGTTTGACAACCTGGCCAATGCCGGACTTGAGTTTATCTAGGGTACCCTTATTGAATGGGTTGCGTCCGGCCGCTTCAGCATGCTCCTGAATATGCGGAGTCATCACAGCGAGTACCTTATCCGCATCAATCGGCTGCAACTGCTGCTGAGTGAGCTTCTTCAAGATGTCGCTGGCCAGTGTAAGGTGCGTAGTAATGTGCGCGATATGGTCATCACCCAGCCCCATAACGGGAGACTGCCCAAGCTGCGACACCGCATTCTCGACACCAGCCACGCTGGACCCGCCGTTCTGAGCTTGATACTGCGCCTTAGATGGCAAGAACGCGCGCACATGGTGTTTACCCACAGTGGCAAGTATCCACTGACGCTGCCACTCGTAAACACCATCACTGCCGAGCGCACCGATGATGCCCTGCATGGCTTCGAGCGACATAATGCGGGCTAAGGTAGATCCGTCACCGGCAACACGCGAAGCTGACACCTCGATATGCCGGGCCACATTGTTCTCGGAATCCCACTCAAATATCTCCGCGGGCATGCCGTCCTGAATACAGCGGTCTTTCCACTTCTTCGCATCCGCATATGCCGGCCAGGTCATATGCTTACCAGCCAAAGCCTTGAGCCAGATGTTTATCACGTTCTGGTACACACGGTCCTGCGAAGTATAGAAATGATTTACCACATTACGCAGCACGCCGAATTCGCTGAACGCCTGCATACGCGCCTGCGAAGCGCTGACACTGCCCTTGTCTGCATCCGGAGAGGCGGGGTCGTCTCCGCCGTTCATCAAGTTGCGCTGTGTCATGTTCTCAAAGTACTGCGCAAGGCCGACCAGTTGATTGACATTTTCTCCAATCTGACTCTCGACAACTTCCGCAGAACCAATGTGCGTGATACCGCCGGGGTATAACCTAATCGGAGCCGCATCAGCACCAATCACAGGACTTGACCGTAGTAGTACTGTTGCGGCCAGCCGGCCGGCATCCACCAGCGAGCAATGCATCTGATTAATCGCCTGAGAGAGCGCATACATCTTATGTCCTAACCCACGGTTCGAATGAATCGTGAACTCGCCAGGACTGGCCGTAAAGATAATCAGCGCCTGCTCGAAAGACTCGTACACCCGGTCAGCAAAGAATAAACAATCCTTCTGTCCGATCATCTGATGGAACATATAATGCGAAATCTTTCCATCATACTCTTTATAGAATAGAGAGATGAGTCTAATGTTGTCGGTATACGCAGACTCCCACATCAAATCACCAGACTCTAACTTATGCTGCATGTCCATTTCGGTGAACGGCAGACCTTGTGCTTTGTAATAACTGTTGGCCTGCCGTAAGAGTAGATGCTTTAGTTCATCAACATTCCACGGAGAACCAGTCGGCTTGGACCCGCTCTTGGTATCCTTCATCGCGCGTTCATATGCCTGAAACAACCACTGCACATCGAAGAACGACTCAATGCAGCAGAACGACAGCCGGTCCATATCGGTAAGTGTCTGGTCAGCCACATAGAACTTTGATAACTCGATGGTCCGATAATGCCAGTCCTCCGGGTCATGCCAGAACATGGGCGACACCCCGAGTTCCATGAGCTGCATCGCCATCGTATTCTGCACCACGTTGAACGACGGCCACGCGCGCACAATCTTGTCCGCATGCTCAGTGAGAATATCCTGATACTCCTCCAGCTGCGGAGCCATGTTCTTCTCGCCGGGGTACTTGATAACAAACTTCATCAAGTACTCCGTCTCATACAGCAGGTTCCACAGGGCTTCAGCGCCCTTGTCGAGTTTGGCTCTGGCGTTTAAATCGTTGAAGTTGGCCACATACCCGAGTCCGTGCTTCTGCAGCTCGGCCGGATCGAACGGCGGATTACCGGACATCAGCCCGCGTATTGAGGCATAGAGGTGAATGCGCTTGATATGTTCAGCGCGCAGTTTGAAAAACACACTGCGGGCGCCGGTGAGTGTCTTGATAATATTATCAGGCGCATCTAGTTTGCCGGTTTCGTCTTCAGTAATCTGCCCGCGCATAAAGTCTTGCGCAGGGAATACACCGGCCGCACTTTCAAAATCATTAGCCATGCCTTATCTCCAGGTTCTATTGTAAATAACTGCCTGAATTGTAGGTATACTAACATTCAGGTCCGAACCTTTAAGTTTACAAAACTCAATACTACTTAAACTTGTAGTCTTAAACTCTTTGCGCAAATGATCAGCTAGTTCTACACTTAAACAGGTTGATCGTCTATTACGTACACTATCCTTTGCTGTTACAAATCTGCAATTTTGCGGAGAATATCCCTGATCATTATCAATACGATCAATGTATAAATCCTCGTGCCAACCAGCAACCGTAACTGCCCATACTAAGAAAACAGTACGCCCGTCTGCACCATTCCATTCTTCACAAACAGTAATACCACGTCCACCGTAATTACTATATGCCTTATCACGAATATTATAACATCTGTGCAGCATATGATCGTACATTACACTTAGTATTTTTCTTTTACGTCTAGACTTTTTATCAGATAGGCCCTGTCCATAGTCTTTGATACTAAAGTTTCGATTGCATAATATCTTGCGAGCACCAAAAATATCTCTACAGACATATTCTTGGTGAAGACCGCGCCATCCAACAAACTGTTCAACAGTCCACAACCCATATACACGACCAGTAAAATCTATATAACGTCTATGCTGTTTCACTTAACTTCCTCAAGCTGCCAGCAACTAACCGTCTTCATCTCCGCTATCTGGTCCGGTGTAAGTCTCATGTCTCCTGTATAAAATACTTTAGCGCGCAGCACACACTGGCATACTGAACAATGACCGAGCATATCATGACAGTAACTGCGTTTATCACCAATGCACGCGAGCGCGATGTCGTCACTCCATTTTATAAAACAGGTTCTATCTGGAAAAATGTTTTTCGGACAAGTCGCGCACTGTGCTGCTCGTATGTCTGCCTGTTCTTGGGATGCAGTATGGTCATTTGGAAACAACATCCATTCAAGCAGACTGACCCCGCCTTTAATTGTTGCTAAAAAGCCACGCTTTAATTCATATGGCTCGCATGCCCCACAGTTTTCAGGAAGTCCGCAGAGATATTGATCCAGTACCATATCCAAGTGTTCAATAGCTGGCAATTGGTTTAAAACGCGGTAAGAGATTATAGCTCTAAGCAAATCCGTCTTGTTACCCGCCACATACTGATAACTGGAATCTGGATCTACAAAGCGATAAACAAGAGAACCTGTAAAAGGTTTAAAACGCAGGAATACAGCCATATTTAGACTTGTCTCAATATGAACCTCAATGTAGCATACACCTAAGAAAACTTAAACGATAGAGGTAAAATTCATTGGCTGCACTGCAGGGATGGCTCCGCAAGCTACTGGAAGCAGAAGACTGGGAGCCGCGACAACTTGGTGATGGCTCCTGGGTCATCGACGTGTACGGCATGGAACTGCCGGCCATCCACCCCGCCGCAGTGCATCTCAAGGTCTACAAGGAAACCAAGAACCCGGAACTCAAATTCATCCATATGAAGAAGGCCCACGACTTCATATGGCCCAAGGAGGTAGCGTCCTGGCATCGGTGGACAGAGAGACGCTTCCGCGCACACTGTGACGGCTGGTCGGTCATTCCCTGGGCAGGGCCGGCTTCATCAGCAAAGAGTTACGACGCCGCAAAGATTGCGTTGCTGTTCTGGATGGCCAACGCCCACGGCCGCACATCCATCGTGATGAGCACGACGCTGGAATCACTGAATAGTCGTATCTATGGGTATTGCTTAGACCTATTGTCTTCGATGGAAATCGAGTTCCCCGCCAGGGCCTACAACGGCTCCCCGCCGCGCATCGGCTACCTGTACGACGATGGGCACTCAGATTTCAAACATTGTATTAAAGCTCTTGCGGCAAAGAGGGGGGATACCTCGGCGACAATACAAAACTTGATTGGGCGCCATCCGAAAGAGGGACTCCTGGTAATCTTGGACGAAGGCCCCGATCTGCCGGTGGCACTGCTCGAAGCCATCCCCAACTGGGAGCAGACACCGTTGTTCCAGCTGCTCTGCATGGGCAATTCATCGTCCCGCTTCGACCTGCACGGCTCGCTGGCCACACCCGAGGCTGGTTGGGAAAACATCGACCCAATGAAACAGTTTGAGTGGCCATGTGTTCGAAATAACTCGATTTGTCTATACTTCAACCCATATGACTCCCCAGCAATCTCGGAGCCAGACCCCGGCCGCAAGGCGCTGCTTAGCCGCTTCCTGCCGACCGACGACAAGATTGAGGCATCCAAGCAGGCTTGGGGTGAGGACTCGGAGCAGTTTTGGCGTATGGGCCTCGGCATTTGGAAGTCGGACAAGACAGAAAACGTAGTACTATCAAAAGCCTTCATCGAAGAATACAAAGTACAGGGGGGTGTGGAGTGGGCGCCTAATCAGGACTTGGCCCTGGTCGGCGGATTAGATATCGCATTTAGCGTAGGCGGCGACCAATGCATCCTGCGTTTAGCTGTCCTGGGCTGGGATACGTACGGCAACTGGGTAATGGACTTCCGCGGCAAGGAGTTGATGTTTAAAATCGAAATCCGGCCGTCAGTCGCCCAGTCAGCCGAACAACAGATATCAGAACAGGTACTTGAAATACTCGGACACTTCGGTATCAGACTGTCCGCAGTCGCACTGGACGCCAACGGGCAGGGTAGGGCGGTGGGTGAGGTCATCCGTCTTAACGCGGTGACAAACACGAAATGGAACCGCCTGGTATCCGCCGGGGAGCACATGATTAAGATTTATGCTGTCCGCCGCGGCAACGCCAACGTCTCGGCGTTTGATGTAACCATTAAGAATAGTTACGAACTCTGGAATGACCTGAGAACATATATTCAAAATAATCAGATTAGAGGTTTAGACGAAGTAACAGTCATGCAGCTAACGACAAGGAAGGTGTCAGTGCAGAACGGCATCATGCGCCTGGAAGAGAAGACCGACTACCGCAACCGCATGAAACACGTGGTTCCAGCGCTTGCGCACTCCCCAGATGAGGCTGACGCAGCATCACTGTGCCTACAGGCTGCCATACTGAAATACGGCTTCCAGGTGGGCGCTAAGCGCTCGTGGAAGATAGAGGGCCTGGGGCAGTTGGAGAGTCAAAAGCTGCAGGCTGCGATTTACACCGGTCAGTTTCAGAAGATTACCGAGCGCCCGCGAGTTGCGGCAATGGAAATAGCCGCGGGGTACGGCGGCGACATCTATTCGCTCGGCAGCAACGGAATGTTTAAGTCCGGCTACTAATCGTTCGTGCGACTGCAGCGCGCATGGACTTTAGGATTTCACGCGTGTATCCATCCGGATGCACCAGTATAACGCCATCGTCGAACTCAAGAGCATATAGTTTACGCGATTGACGAAATATGTCAAGAAGTTTCTTTTGCGGGATTTTGAGGGCGTTGGCGATAGAGGATAGAGGGATATATTTCCGCAGCTTGTGTGGTCTGAGCCGATATCTTATGTGAACAGCCCGTTCAACCGATGGAATAGACTTTTGGCTTAGTTGGGGTACTCTCAGTATCATTTTCGAGATTCAGGAATTTACGTCTTAAGTTGAGTAGACCGCGTGTAGCATTAATGAGTGTGTTTACACTGTGCGTGTTGTGGTTTGTCTTTCGGAGTTGGTCGTACAGCAGACATGCATCAGCGTGAATTATCTCGGCTGCGGCTTCGAGTTCAGTTGCTTGTGGCGTGTCGTGGGTTATTTTAATTGGAGCAAAGGGGACCTTAGATAATTCGGAGGCGATATCGGGATGCATGGGGTCCGGTGGGAGGCAGGAAGGGGGGAGGATGGGGAGGGATTTGCGCGGCATACTAGAAGTATATCATAAAAGGTGGAGGAGGTGAAGTAGTTGATAAATTAATCTATATGCCTCCAAGTCCGTCCTGTACGGGCCTTCCAGATCGTTGCGCGGCATACGCCTAGTGTTCTAGCCCAAGTATTATTACTTGAGTTATCGTCCGCGCGAATAGCGCGTATATCACTATATGTTAGTTTAAGTCTTGGACCAGATGAATACTTATTGAACGGCTTATTTGCATTCTCGCGCCGCGTTTCGTACTTTAAATTAGATAGATGATTATTCAGCTTATCGCCATCCTGATGCGAAACGTCATGTCCAGGAGGCCGCGAACCGATCCAAGTTAAAGCGACCATAGCATGCAGGTCGTATCCTTTAGGCTTAGCGCCTGGGTATGTGAATACAAGACCTCGATAACCACACTGTTTAATTGGAGTCTTACGAATACGGCGATTCTGACGACGGCGTACACGCCCATGGGTACTCACAGCGTACCGGCTATCAAGAGGAAAAGGTCGCCAGCGCTCACGTGTATCTTCCATGTCTCTTTTATACGCTACAGCTATAAGGGAGTCAAGAGTTTATTGTAAGATGAATACTAATTAACTCACGGAGATGGGTTAAATAGTTGATTATATTAGATAATCAGCGACGGGGGGCTTCGATTCCAAACGCGCTCGTGCGCGTATTCTGAAATAAGAAAGTATTCATTTTTACCCACACACACGCATTGACCGATAACATCGGTTATAGGTCAATTTGCTCATTATAACATGTTGATAACACAATATAATTTTCAGCAATGATCTTATCAATAACTTAGCGCAATTGACATCAAGGCCTTACGGCAACTACTGCCCCTGCTTATGACATGATATTGTGTGCAGTGCTTTCAGCTACTTGCGCAGATTTGACTTTGCAATCCCGCGTAATCGTTCATTTAATAGTTGAGTTTGTCGCTTTACAATTAACTCAACGCGATTTAAAACAACACTTTAAAAGATTTAATGCAGTGTATTCGAGTACTTGCAGATAATTAACTTTTTTTGATTGAAGTCTCTGCCGCCGTCGTCGATAATGCATTCAGAGGCGGCAATGATTAACCGCCCAAACATTTATAGCTTGGAGATACACTATGACTACTAAAGAATCCCGTGACAATCACATCCTGAACATCATCCGCACCCTTACAGCTGGACAATCATCTTTGTCCTTGGAGTTCTTGGTTGAGACAGCGCTCACCGCTCCGTCGGCGCGCATCCGCCAGCACGCGCACGCACTTGCGGTCGGCAAGCGCCGCTTGCTTGACCGACAGGCACAAGGTCTTGCCATTGCGCTTCAGCAGTAACCCAACTGAGTGGATTATAACTAATCCACTCATTCGGTTTACTATTGGAGATATACTATGACTATAACAAAAAGCCTTAAAGACGACGTAGCCCTATTCAATGGACTAATCATGAAAACTTATAAGATATGGCTCACAATTGAATGTGAAAACGACAGTCCTGAAGAAGAAGAGTATGAGAACATGAACGAAGTATCCATTAAAGAATTTAATTCCGAGGCCGAAG